TCTCCTCCTCAAACTTCTTTCGATCGGCTAATCTACGCTCCTCCTCTAAATCAGCGTGATCGCTAACCTCTGGTTCACTTACTTCAAGTGGATGTTCAACATCACTAGCCTCAGGTTCAGATGCTTCGGGTTCACTGGCTTCGTGTTGACTAGCCTCAGGTTCAGATGCTTCGGGTTCACTGGCTTCGTATTCAGATGCCTTCTCTTCATCACTATCATCAGAATCATCAGAATCGGAGATATTAAGTAGGGTTTTACCAGCCTCTCCATCACTGTCAGAATCTTCAGAATCGCTTATCTCACGATGATACTTATTCTGATTCTTTCGTGACTTAACATGAGGTGTTTCGGATACAGGTTTTGTCTGTTCACCGGATGACTTGTTAACAGACGCAATGAGTGCTTTTAATCCTTCCAAGTTTTCTTTAGGTACAAGCCATCCTGGTCCATCTTTCATGCGCGGATTCCACCTTCCATTTACATTCTTGAGTTTCTTGGCATATTTTTTTCTATCACCCCGAACGGCAAAAGACCGTTTGTTGTAATCTTCGTATGTTAGTTCCTTGTTAGACATTTTTATAACTTGACCCACTAGACTTTAAACTGAATTTAACAAATATTCTTTGTTGAATTCCAATTAATTATACCATATGTTACCTCCATCGTAATAATATAACATATACATATTTACAAAAATTGCGGTAACCGCAAATAAGTATCTGTCATTTACCCCTACAATATAAACAGTGGCCCAAATTATGACCAGATAACTTTGAATTGATGACATTTTCAAAGCCTGTTGGAAAAAGTGCATCATCGACATTAATAAAACTGTAATATACTGGAGAACGATTGACAGAACCATCTTGTTTCATTGAATTCATGATAGTTTATATTTTCAATTTTTAACAATTGATATATTTCTTCCCTTTCTTCCCTTTCCTCAAACACATTCGTTTCTTACCTTTGACTGTCCCCCATATACCACGAGCATCTTTTCTACCTTCTGATTTACACAATTTTCCATCAACATAACAGTATTTTCCGTATAACATCGATGTTTCTGGTGATGTTTCACAAACACAGCCATTACTTGTCATATCTCTATCGATACATGTCCCTAATTTACAATTTTCGTTTTTCGGATTATGTACATTTCCTGTTTTGCTATCGTAATAACCTCTGGCTACTCCTCCTAATCCTTTGTTCATTGCCACAGCAATAACTAAAGTAATAACATTTACTTGCCCTTGTCTTGTTTCCATTTTTCCGTAAGACACATAGTTAGCTGCAGATTCGCAGTTATGTGTTAGTACCCATTGTCTCCAATGATTTCCAGAAGAACTGACTATCTCCTTTACTCTTCTTAATCTCTGTCTAATTAAAGATGGATTGGAGTCGTTAAATTTCTTATGTTGAAATAACAAAACTGGTGAATTTTTCTCTTTTGCACGTTTGGCAAAGTCTGCCATTGTAGATAATCCAAAACACAGGGTATTAAAGTTTTTAGCATTAAGTAAACACTTTCGTAGACAGCTCTGCGATGCAACCTCTGCTACTATACCATTTCCAATATATACGCCGTGATGTGTAACAGAATCTAAACCAAATCCACCAGAGTATGCAATCTGTTGACCAGGTAATAATCCAAATTTCTTGAAATCGGATGACTTTAGGAAATTTGGAGTACGATCAGCCTTTTCTATGACAACATTCATATAATCTTCGACTTCTTTTGTTTGTATATCTAATATACGTTGTCTAGAGCTAGTCTCCATATGAAGAGACTCGTTTACAGTCCCGGGATGTGTTTGTATCGGGAATGGAACATCTGTATACGTTGTTTGTGGCAGAGCCACGTTAGTAATTGGTTGTAACATTTAACTTTAGAAAACAAAAAGAAAAACGAATTGTTTAAAGAAGAAATTAGGAAAAATAAACTATCAGATGAAAATTACACTCAAAAATTTCCGATGTTATGAGAACGAAACCTTTGATTTCGGTGAAAACGGTATCACTCTTCTTTCTGGTTCCTCCGGGGCTGGAAAGTGTATGGGTAAAGATACAATTATTCTTATGTACGACGGTACACGTAAGAAAATACAGGATATCAAAGAAGGTGATTTAATTATGGGAGATGACTCTACTCCTAGATCTGTACTATCGACATGTAAAGGAGAAGATATGATGTATGAAGTTATTCCAACAAAGGGTAGGCCATATATTGTTAACAGCAAGCATATTCTAACATTAAAAGGTAACAGACCTTGTTATAACTTTAGAAAAAATAGGAATAAGTGGGTTGTCAGATATATGAAAAATAGTGTATTAAAATCTAAACAATTTGATGGTCAAGATGATGCTTATGATTTTTATCAATCGTTGGAAAAAGAACCTATTAATGATATATGCATAGAAGATTATTTAAAACTTGGAAAAACCAACCAGCGATATAATTACACGTTTCACGTCGGTGTTGATTTTGAAGAAAAAAGTGTATTACTCGATCCATATTTACTTGGTATTTGGTTAGGAGACGGAACATCTAAAGAAAGTAGTATAACAAGTGTCGACGACGACTTGATCGACTACATAAAAGAAATATTAATTAAATATGATCTATGCTTGAGAAAAAATAAGATAACATACACGATAATAAATTCAGAGGAATCAACTGATATATCTCACAGTAATACATCAGGGGAACAAGGTGTATTTTTTAACAGAGGACATTGGGTTGCACAATGGAAAGAAAACGGAAAAATTAAGGGTAAATATTTTTCTGTTAAGAAAAATGGTGAGAAGGCTAAAGTATTGGCAATAGAATATATCAAAACCAAAGAATTAATTCCCAAAAAACGTCGCAATTATTTTACTGATACATTGAAAAAATTAAAATTATGGGGTAACAAACATATTCCGCATGTATATAAGACGAATTCTCGTGAAAACAGATTAAAATTGCTTGCAGGGTTAATAGACACTGATGGGTATGTTTATAAGAATACTATCGAAATATGTCAAAAAAGAAAACAATTAGCGGAAGACATTGAATATTTAGCATTATCACTTGGATTTATGGCAGTTTTTAAACAGATAGAAAAGATATGTACAAATACCGGAGTAACAGGTATATATTATCAGGTAACAATATTTGGAGAGAATTTAAATGACATACCAACAATAATTAAGTATAAAAAACTTCATCAACGTTGTCAAACTAAAAGGGCTACTGTTCACGGCTTTAAAGTTAACAAAATTGGATTGGGTGATTATTACGGATTTGAACTAGATGGAAATGGTAGATACTTGATGGGAGATTTTAAAGTAACCCATAATACGTCTATTTTATTAGGAATATATTTTGCACTCTTTGGTACAGGAAGCAAGCTTGCTATGTACGGGAAATCATCATGTACTGTTACACTCGAATTTGATGGAATGACGATAACTAGAAGCAAAAGACCGAACAGGCTCGTTGTTAATAGTATCTACGAAGACGATGCCGGGCAAAGTGTTATCGACAAAAAGTTTGGTGACTCGTTCAAAACAACCGGATATATCTCACAAAATGCAAGTGATTCTTTCATCTTGATGTCACCCATTGAAAAGCTTGGATTTCTAGAGAAGTTCGCCTTTCAGGATATTAACCTCTCTCGTGTAAAGAAAAGATGCAAGGATCTGATTAAAGAAAGGAATGAGAATCTCCTCAAGACAACATCGCAGTTGGAAATGGCTACGCTGATGTTGGAAGAACTATCAGAACCAGAAAAGATTGAGTTTCCTCTTAAATGTTCGAAAAAGAACAGGGCTAAAGCTATCAATAATGAGACTATCAGAAGTAAGAATACATGTACATTAATCAAACGGTATAAGAAAAAGATTGTTTCTTTGCAGAAGGAATTACATTCCCTTCAAGTTCTTAACGCTCAGATCACGTCAAAGAAGGACTCATTAGATTCTATAGTTGAGAAACTTGCTGATATGTCTCTCGAAGAATCAACAATTGAGTACGATGGGGATGAAAAGCTACAAGAGTACCAAGATCAACTATCCATTCTTATCTCTCTGAGGGAACTCACATTATTACAAGAAAGATACGACGAGGATGTTCTTCGTTTGGAGAATATGAAAGAGAACGAGAAAGTTGATAAGGATGAGAAGATTAAATCGATTGAAGATAGTATCTGGCAAGAATATACAAAGAATGATTGTATGGCAACAATCAAAGACTATCAACAGATTATCAAAGATTTAGAAAAACTAGATGATCTTAAAACAGACTTGGATCGTTACGTTGTAGACGAGGATCAACTTGCCAAGTATATTGAAGAACTTGCTGCCGCAAAAGATACGATAGAAGAAAAGAAAAAGCTATTGGATAAGTTAGAGATGCAACAGGAGATCTTTCAGTGTCCGTCATGCTCAGTACAGCTTCGATTTCAAGACGATGATCTTCAAATATTGGAAAATAGTATAACAACAGAAATTCATGAACAAGAAGATATTGATATGGTATCTAACGAGATTGACAAGTTGAAAAGAAAGATTAGGTCGTTGGAATCTTCTATTCCTATTAAACAGAACAAATTGGAACGACACAAGGAGTTATCTAAGTCTATCCAACTTATTACGGAACAATACGAGGAGATTCCAGATCTTTCAGAGATGAAGAAAGACCTGGAATACATTCGGAGTTATAAATCGTCACAGGAAGAATTGGATCGACAGCTTACTGATCTTAAGTCGAATGATAGTTATTCTTCTACGATTTCTTCTTTTGAGAAGAGTCTTCGAAAACAAGCCCTGAAAATTAAGGGATTAAAGAAAGAGAATAAAAAGTATGATAAAGATATTGACGAGGAGGAGCTACGTCTTAATATCATCACTCAAAAACGGAATAAAGAAAAACTGGAATCGTTCAGTCAGGAAACAAGAAAACTAAACAGCGAAAAAATAACATACGAGAAAGACATCAAGTCTTGTACTGAAGAACATACAGAGAAGTATAAGAAGATTAGGGATGTATCTACTCTCGAAGGTAAGATACAGATTAATCTCTCAGAACTTTCGGCATTGGAGAAAAAACAAGAAGAACATCGTGTAAATGTAGAGAATATCGAAAAGTATCAGGAATATAAAAAGGCGTTAGATACGTACAATTCGTGGAGTACCAAGATAGAGACTTTGAAAAAGGAGGAGATCGAATGTAGAAAGCTGTATGCATCTGCAACACTCTTGAAAGAGAAAATCCTTGAAGCTGAGAGCATTGCAATGTTGAATGTTATATCCTCGATCAATACTCATACACAGGGATATCTTGAGGCATTCTTTCCAGATAATCCTATTTCTGTTAAGCTTGTCCCCTTCAAAGAGACCAAAAGCGGTAAAACAGTGAAGAGGAAACCACAGATTAATTTGGAAATAGAATACAAGGGTATGGAAGCAGATATCAACATGTTGAGTGGCGGAGAACTGAGTCGTGTTATTCTGTCTTTTGCTCTTGCGTTAGGTGAGATGTTTAACACACCGATGATGTTGTTGGATGAGTGTACAGCATCTCTAGATCAAGAACTTACTGGTGTTGTTATGGACGGTATTCGTGAGCTTTTCTCTGGTAAGCTTGTTCTCATCATTGCTCATCAGGTTGTAAAGGGTCAATTTGACAAGGTTATCCAAATTGGTACTAAGGATTAATTTTATCAGCATAACCACAATTCCCGCATTTCTTATATTTTTTCGTTCCTATAGGATCAACCAATAGAATCGAGCATTCTGGACACTCTATCGTTAAAAATGTAGCAAACTGGTTAATAACAGCTTTAATAGTATCCATTCTAACCTTTTGGTTTATAACATTTGGATTCTTTTCCAATGTTTTTAGGTAAGCTACCATTTTTATATTATATATGTATGTATTCATTTATTTGTTATAAAATATTGATATAATACAAAAATGCTTTCAGTCACGTTATTAATTCTACAAATTGTAGGGTTAATAGCACAATCTATAGATCTTGGATCTTTAGTTGCAGTTAGGAATGATCAGGAATATATTCCTGGCATGATATGTTATCTAAAAGATAAAACAGATAAAGCTACTTGTGAAAAGGCACATAACTACAAATGGGAGGTACTTGCCGTTATGATTTTCTACTTAGTAGGAATTGTGTTCTATGTTATAGCCATATATTTAGAACATAAGCAAAGTAGTAAATTCCCGGTATTTGTTCTAATCGGAAGTATCTGCTCATTAATAGGCGTAGCTTTGGTAGTACACATGTTATTTTCATTAATAGGCGAAATAAAGAAAGCGAATGATGGGCAATCTACAATAAAACTTTGGTTCGTTAGCGCTTCTACGTTGGTATTTAGTGTGATTGCTGTAATGTTGGGAGGATTTAAATCAATCAATAAATTAAGAAAATAATTGAAATTATATATTGGAACTTTAATATATAATAAAATGTCATCCCACAAACTGTACTTCAGATATGGAACTATGAACTCATCAAAGACCATGAACCTTTTGATGGTTGCTCATAATTATGAGCAACAAAACAAGAAGATTATTATGATCAAACCCAATATCGACGTCAGATTTGGAGAAGATTATATCACATCCAGAACAGGAATGAAAAGAAAGGCTGACTTTGTTCTTCACAGTTTTGAGAGGATTCCCACATCTTACGGGAATGATATTGACTGTGTACTTGTCGACGAGGCTCAGTTTCTGACTTCAGACCAAGTTGAGGATCTTCGGGTACTTTCACTGAAGACCCCCGTCATTTGCTATGGTCTCCGTACGGACTACAGAAGTATTCTATTCCCTGGTGCAAAAAGATTGATGGAGCTTGCTGACTCAATCGAGGAGATCAAGACTATTTGCACCTATTGTTCGAAAAAGTCAATCATCAACATGAAATGCATCAACGGTGTTGTTATCAAGTCTGGCGATGGATCACCAGACCTCGGATGTGAGGAAAAGTATCTCCCAGTCTGTTGGAAGTGTTGGCATGACAAGGAAGAACCTCGACCACTTGATGGTTACTTTAAAATGTTGAATACTACCGTGAAAAGAAGAGATCATGATAATCTACCAACAGAGACAAAGTTGGACATACCTCTCTTCACATCACGGGAAGATGATACACCAGATTATATCGATGATAGCCAACATGACCCAAGTATCACGAAAGAACAACTCGACACCGAGATTGAGGAGTACCAACGGGAAGGAGGAAAGAACTTTCAATTCGAGGGATGGTCCAAGTAATTCTCAATCTACATATAGGACATTTACGAGATCTAGAACGTATAAGCTTGATTATACATTCTGAACAAAAACCGTGGGAGCATTCTAGAAACAATGGATTATTGATTTTGTTCAAACATATTAGACAATTAGTCTTCATTTTATATATTTATATATAAAATATTAAGCCTGTTTAATCCCAAGAAAGGATTAGTTTGATCCTAAGATTGTTTTTACCTTCTGGGACTGGAATAACTACCTCACTGTCAGACAAGTCCATAACTTTCATCGCAGCTTTCTCCATCTTCCTCTTATTCTTTTCAAGTTTCTCACGAGTTCGGATGAGTTTGCGCGCGTCACGTTCAATGCGCTTTGCTTCTCTCATTTTCTCCTTATCCTCTCTCGATACTGAACCTATCCATTCAGTGGCATTCAATTTCTGTAGCATTGCTGATACATCCTTATCACGCTTGAGTGAAATACATTCCTGCCATGTAAAGTCTTTCGGGGCAAAGCGCCTGTATTTGTTTGACTGCACGATGACCACAACATTTTTTGCATTATCCTTAATCCATTCGTATTCTGGTGTCAACTCGGTACCAGGTCCTACATATACAATGTGAACATCGGCATCCTCCATTGTTGACGAATACTGGTCGAGCGACTTCTTAAAGTCAGTCAGTTGGGTGGGAATCTCTTCCTTCGGTTGGTAAACGTGTCCTAGATACGTTTTCATGTTTGTTGAAAAAATCAAACGTATCTTTAAACCATAAATTGATACGTGAAAAAAACCCCATAACCAAGCCCTTAATGGGTTCAGAAATGGGGTTTTTTCATATTCTTAATTGTTTTTATATCTTTATCCCTTCACAATGCGGTAAGTGACGAATCTCTTTCCTTCTCCTGTTTCGCGTAAAATCTTGATCACATCTCCCCGTTTGTATGCGTAGAACCGAGCGATTGGATCATTTCGCAGAATCGCTGGGTGTCGGAGTCCGAACTTTTCCTTAAATTCCTTTGCCTCAGCTGGTGAAAGGCGAATATGCTGGGGGACCAACCGGTGCTTGGTAATGTTGTACTGCAACTCCTCCTGAGTGAAAAGCTCGATGTTGATGTCCACAGAGTTAGCAACCAGCTTCTTCGTCATTGACGTCACACTGTCAGTGTAGATGACGATACAGTGGTTCATCTTCATCTTGTGAAGGAGACTGATATATTCTTTGACCCTGTCAACGTTGAACTTGAGAACAGGTTGTTTGAAGACCACAACCTGATCACCTTCCACATTCGTGCCGATGAGCTTGTCATCGTCTTCATCGATAATCTTATATCCTCTTTGAGTGATCATTTCTGTCACAGTTTGAAGCGCAATGTCCATGGTTGTTAATATTCTATATTTTCATTCTTAATTTTCAATTTCATTTTGTTTGATATTTTACAAACAAAATCCTTATTTTTTGTATTCGATCCACAGTGTAAACAATATTACAACAACAACAAAAGTACCACAGCCGAAGAATCTAGTCACGCTCAACACTTTCTTAGCCTGTTCCTTTGTTTTGATCAGCTTTCCTAACCATGCCAACGAAGGTACTTGTTCAAGCTTACCATAATATCTCTCTTGTGCACCAAAATATAGAGCTTGCATGCCAAGTAAGAACAAGAATAGTAATACAACAAGTATCCATCCGTATGTAGACAACTTATGTCTATTTCTGGTGAATAAAATATATCCGTACGTTATATTGACTGTCCAATCTTTGATATGATCGTATAGATCTCCTAATTTGGTACACATCCTATATTTGCGTGCATAGTATCCATCGGCACAATCGAACATGTACGAAATAAAGTAACATGCTACTGCCAGAATAGGTTTACTTTTGTATAAGAAAAGAAGAGATAGTATACCAAAGATCAAAGATAGAGTTGTTATATCGTTTGGATTAAAATGGAGTGTTCTAAAATACTTGGCAATCGGTTCGCACATGTTGATGATAACATTATCTATTGGATTTTCTAAATTTGTTGGAATTTTCCTCATTTATAGATACTACAGATTATTTATCTTCTCGTGAATCTTAGTTCGTGACGTAATTCTGCAATTTCTAATTCCTTTTCTTGTAAAGCCAACTGTTTTTCCTGTACAGATAATTGGGCACTATCTCTTATTTCATTCACTTGATGTATCAGTCCATTTTTCTCTCTGATTAAAGAATCCATTGCCGATTTCTGCTGATTCAATTGTACCTGAGCAATTGATGGTTGATCCGTTAGCTCTTCGGCTGATTTAGAACTCCCTTGAAGTTTTGTTACTTCTTTTCTGTTCTGTTTTAACTGTGTTTAGATCTTTCGTTAGTTTAGCAATTCTTTCTGCCAGTTTATCAGATTTTTTGACATCCTTTGAAAGACGATCAAATTCTTTTCTGTGTTGTATCAGTTGTTCTTTAGCGGCTTGTAGTTCAATCTTCATCTTTTCAATCAATTGTGTCTTTTCAGTAGCGTCTTTAGCTGCGTGTTCATAGTTATACCGTAACTCTTCTTTAATCGATGTAGTTCCTCCTTGACTTCCACCCCTCCTTCGTTCAATTCTAGCTGTTGACGGAGTTCTGTGTTTTCTGATTCTAGTTTTTCTAGCTCTTCCTTTTCCTCTGACTGTTCCTTGACAAGAGATAAAAGACGTTCATTCTCAGACTTCATTGCATCTAACTCAGATTCTATAACAGATTTTGATTTACCTTCATCTTTTAATGTACTCGCTAAAGAAGCATTAATTTTCTCTAAACTGTTCAGCTTATCAACTAACTTTTTCATCATGTAATGACTGTATAGACGTAGACAGCTCCTCTGATCTATATTCGGAAACACTTCCACGTGTTCTCTTCTCACATCTTTCAAGGTGAGATAGTAGTTTTTTATTTGATGTAAATTCCTTATCGCAGATTTCACAATCGTACATTTAGCTGAGTGACCTTACATCTTTAAAATGTATAATTCTTAAAATATATTGTCTACTATAAAATGGTACACAAAAAGAAGAAAGTTTCTCGTAGACGAAAGTCCCGAATAAAGTCCAGGCGTCGCTCAATAAAACCAAGGTGTAGAAGAAAGTCCAGGCGAAAGTCTATTCGTCGTAGATCAAGAGGTTCTAGTAGGCGTAGGAAATCCCGTAGGAAGTCCCGTAGGAAGTCCCGACGACGTAGATCAAGTAAGAATAAAGTATATAAATCTATGAAAAAATCTACCAAACTTACAACACCGTTAAAAATATATACTGCCCCTGGTTGTCCTGCCTGTACGGACGTAAAGAAATTATGTGTAAAGAAGGGGATAAAGTTTAAATGTTACAATAGACGAGATCATTCAGAATATGTAAAGAAAAATACGGGTAACTGTAGGTACGTTCCAAATGTTTTTAATTTTAATGGTCAATATATCGGAGGGAACGAAGATTTGACCAAACTAACAAAAAATATGAAAGATGTTGTTCCATAACAAATTTAAGAAACTTATTCCTCATAAATAAAATGGATTTATTCAACAACCCGATGGTAAACAATGCCCTCAAGGCCATGACACCAGAACAAATCGAAGAGTATAAGAAAATAGGAGAGCACATGTATGGAAACATAAACTTTGAGGATAGTAAAATTATCAAGCAACTGCCTCCTCCTATGGCAGAATCTGTCGCTTACGTAGAAGAAGGTATTAAATCAGGTCTTTTACCTGGAGATTTAACAGAAGACGAAATAACTCTTCTATCCAATGCATATGGAGAGAAATGGTACGAAAGATATGGATTTCAGGAACATGAAGTACCAGAAGTAGGGCTAAGTCTGCAAATGAAACAAGAGATAGATGAAGCTATTTCTGATAAGATTGATGAAGCTCTTAAGAAAAAAGAAAAGAAACTTGCGAAAAAGAAAAAGCGTCTTAATAAATGAATAACTTGTTAATACCTCTGATAATCGTTAACATTTCTGTGTTATTTTTGATGGGAATAATTATCTTTGAGAAGAAAATACCAAAATACATATATGGATAAATGAATTATAATTATTTAATGACCTTAAATAATTATACAAATGAGCAAGTTTTAAAAATATGTAGCAAATGCAAAATAGAGGTATTACTTTTACATTTCAATATCAATAGAAAAGGCGATCATTATAAAATACGCAAAAAATACCAAGTGCGTCAAAATAAATATAGACTGAAGTGTCAGCATGGACGACAGAGAAATAAATGCGGTGGATCTGCAATATGTACACATAACAGATTTAAACGTCAATGTAAAGAATGTGACGGTGCTAGCATATGCGAACATGACAGATTAAGAGTCAATTGTATAGATTATGGAGGTAGTCGTTTTTGTAAACATGACAAAAGAAAATATCAATGTTGTGTATGTAGTCCACATAGATCGTGTAAATTATGTTGTCACGTATGTAGTCCACATAGATCTAGATTTAAGTCTTATTGTTTCCAATGTTATTGTGTGTTGAATCCGGATGATGATGTTCCTACAAATTATTCCCAAACATTAAGATTATTTTTAACAACAAAATCAATAATGGGTGTTCTAACAGACGTCCAGATGTTAGGATAGAATGTCTAACACATACAGTAATTATAGAATGTGATGAGAACCAACATAAGTATACATCATGTGAAGATAAGAGGATGATGGAATTATTCCAGGATTTAGGTAGTCGTCCTTTAGTTATGATTAGATTTAACCCTGACCAATATGGTGATACCAAGGGGTATTTTAAATATACAAAGTCTGGAAGTTTATCCATTAATAAAAAAGAATGGAAACAACGGATAAAGGTATTAGTTGAAAAGATTAAATACCGTACTAAGAATGTACCCGAAACGGAAATATCAATCGACCTGTTGTTTTATGAATAAATATAACTTATAGAAATCACATATAATAGCAAAACATGACTACTTGGAACAAATACCAGGAGGGTGTGCTCAAAAAATGGTCATCAATGTCCAAAACATACAGCACAATGCATTCCATAGCAGCCGAATATTACAGTACATGGGATAAAAGACTAGGTATCCCAGTGATACTATTAGGAGCAGCGGCAACATCATCGATCTTCACAACCAGCGCAGAATCCGATACAAATAATATATGGGCTTATATTAATGGTGGGATGGTTCTTCTTATGACAGGTATATCAGGAGTTAGTAAATTTCTCGGTACTAATGAAAAAAAGGCAAAACACACATCAGCCTCATTCAAATACACACATATCAGTATGAATATTGATACGTTACTCTCTTTTCCACGTACGGATAGAGAAGAGCAACCAAGACAGTTTATTAATGAAATAAAACTTGCTATCCTCGAAGTGCGTGAACATACTCCGGATTTACCTACTGGACTGGTGTCTGACTATATCAAAAAGTTGGATAAATCTCTAACCAACACACAGACAAAGGTCAATAGACATACTGGTCATCACAGGAACACATCGGTTGACCCACACGCAAATCTTAGCAAACTGAACGAATGGAATAGCATGCCATATAAACGCGATTCTAACTCTCCCCCAATTTCGGATCGCGTTCGTTCGGAATCTCCATCTCCTTCTGATCAGTATTACAATGAAGATCAATTCCCTAAACCAGAACCAGAACCAGAACATGCGCGAGCACCAGTACCAGATTTATCTGGTACTGAAGCCGGTGCTCCTGCTTCGGATAGCAGTGACTCTAACACTGCACCTCCCTCCCCTGAAAAAAAAGTCAAGTTTGTAGAAAATCAACCTACACCGATCGGAGATGTTGTGGTTCGGATCCATGGTCACATTGGACGACAGAGACGACGTGGTCCAGCTCCCCGTTTAGAGTTAAAGAACAAACCGGTACATACTCGGATTCAGATAGCTCACAATCCTTCACTTCCGTACAAGAGTTCGATCGATGATTCTTCAGGTATTGGCGACAATTTATACACGGATTTTTTAGAGTCTCCTGCTATAACCAAAAAGATGGAACATATTTCAGAAAAGTTACAATACCAGGATTCACAGAGTGAATCAGATTCAGGTTCAGAGAATGAATGAAAATTTTATTATGTTATCCATAATAAAATGTCAAACAAAAACCAATACGAAGATAAAAGTCTTTGTCAAAAGATATGTTATAACTATAGGACTCTAGACAAAACCTGGGTATATTCTTGTCCTAAAACAAACCTTAACTATTCTGCATTCGGAGCAGGAGTTAATTGCCTTTGTCCTGCTGTTCCAGAAAAGAGATCAATTATGGATCAATATTTAATAGCTGGACGTCCATCGAATTATTTTCCCACATCTAACGATCGATTGGGATGGAAATTATAGCTCCATTCTCCATCTTTAACTTAAATCGTCCACCACATCCCAGCATATTCCCTTGTCGCTTAATCTTGTCGATGTAGTACCATTTCGAGTGGGGATTCAAAGCCTTTCCTGTTTCAGAGTTATATGCATGTAGAAATAATGCACACTTTACTTTTGTGATATATACAATATCATCACAATGAGGACATGCGATGTAAAAGTCTCCCATATTTCGGAGTTCGTCCTTATTCTCTTTTCCTGTTTTGGAAGACATTTCTAATTCTTATCTTTCCTATAAGTATTTTTCATTTTTAATTTAAACCCATATTCTCTAACTAGAAATGTCTAAAACATCAAACAAGGAAGAATTACGGAAGAAATTACACGAAAAGATTCAAATGAAGAAAGCTGGACGTATGAACAACAATCAGCGTAAACAAAAGGCAGAAGAACTATATAAAAAGATGGGCTTGTCTGAGTCGGATGTGAAAGCGTTGGCAGAACTATCCGAGACGATAAAGAAAAAACAATAAAAATAATACTCCCTATATATAAAATGCCGAGTAATACAGCAATCTATATATACGTTGGAGTTTCTATAGTTATTATGGGAGTTCTCGCCGGGTTCCTTATTAATTGTAATAATAAAACATGTAGTCCTTAAGAGCACAAAGATATGTGTCTTTGTGATAGAATGGGAAGTAAATTATGTACCAATAAACAACAATTGAATGATTCTTACGAACAGGCAACACAGAATATCAGAAATTCCAAAAACCTTATGGTTTTTGGTATAGTACCAACTTTGATAAATACTGAAAATATCTTAAGTATAAATGGACAATAAATATGTTGTTCTAGCTCTCATTCTAGGTATTTTAATTGGTTATATCTTATGTAAAGCTATGAGTGGAATCAATCTTGTTAAAGATGTCGATCTGACTCATGGTAAATCCTATCTTAAACATTGACTTTTCATAACTAAAATGTATGAAAATCTTATTAAAATAGGATTGGTTGTACTAGTGATTATAGTAATCACAGTCCTGCTCATCAAACGATTCGTCTATTTTCAGCCAAGTACTGAATTTATGCGATACAATAACACATATCAGGATATATCTGAAGGTAATTTACATGGATGGTTTGTTGGTAAAAAAGAAAACCGTCCGACTGTTCTCATCTGTCATGGCAATGGAGGTAACATATCTCACCGTCAATCTCTGATAGATTCTATAACAGATCTTGGTTATTCTGTTATGATTTTCGATTATTCAGGGTATGGGCGGAGTAGAGGAATACCGTCAGAAGCACAACTCTATCATGATGTATCAGTGTTTACTGAGATGTTGATGGAATTTGTAGATAAACAAAATATTATTCTATACGGAGAATCTATCGGAGCTGCAGTAGCTGCATATGCAGCTAGAAAATACCAGATCAATACTCTTATTATAGATTCTGGATTACCAAGTATCAAAAAATATATCAAGGCTCGTTTTAGCTTTTTGGGTGCACTTCTTGGATTTCTTTTCTCTGAATTTAACACAGAAATATATTTACAAGGATATAATGGTCGCTCTTTAGTTATGCATAGTCCAACAGATGAAATTATTCCGTATATAATTACTGATGTAATGAGAGCGAACGCCACAGAGGTTATCAATATCAAAGGCACTCATAACAATAGAACAATACCGTGGGATCAAGTTGATTCATTTATCAAAAAACAAACAAAATCTTTGTCATTATAAAAGAAGTAATATGACAAGATACACAAGAAATAGAACCATTGATCTAACAACACAGAATAGGCAAGCAAAATGGTATTTTTATTATGTTAACAGTATTATACCTCTTATAACCGCACCAGAAGACACAATTAGCATGTCAACCGCTAAAAAAGTGTTGCATTCAACACCTTTTATACACAGAGGTCTTACAGCTTATTTGAGCGAATCAAATGCAACTAGAATGGTTCAACTAACAATGAACCTGGCAGTAGTAGCATGGCAATGGGTTTTTGCACCGACAAGTACATGGTTTTCGTATTATACAACATCTCCATCTGGGTTGAAGAAAATATATCAATGTATATTTACAAATCCAATATATGGATTATTATTTTATGGAACTTTTTATCTTAAATTAATCGGTGGAACATCTGACGAGGAAAAGTTCGATCGTGTTGCTAAAGCTCTCCGTCTTCCCAAACATGCAGACATGGGTGTTGACAGAACTTTCTCTAGAATAATAGATTATGTTCCCCATTGGATTACCGGAGATGAAATCACAGGATATAAAACAGTCGCTAAAGATTTATTAAAGAAAATCGCATCTGGAGCCACAGCATTTGGATCACAGACGGCGATAGAAACAGCATTGATTGGTTCTCTCAAACAAACTAACACTCAGATATCAAGAATTTCAGATCCCGCGGTATATATAGATGCTAGAGATAGATTTGATTTCGATGATACTGATATTCAAGACCAACTTAATTTTCTGAAGAAAGAGGACATAAACATTAAGAAGTATGTCAAGAAACATGTCAATCCGAAAAATAAACAACTTAAGAAACGAATGTTTATGGAGATTGCACAGGTCAAAGCACCTGCTGGTCATGTTATATGCCTGAACAAGTGTGAGCACCGTGTTAAAACACATATGGGATGTTATTGTGAGAGTGACTGTGGTAGGACAACGTTTCTGGGTGGTAAGAAATGGTGCTGGGTTGATCCAGAGAAATGTAAGAAAGGTAAATATCTAGACAAGTTCAAAGGTTATGCTTATGACTATTGTGATAATACGAAATTATCAAAAAAGAAGAATTGTTTTACTGGAAAAAATTACACAAACTGTGAAAACATATAATTATCTGATAAAACTCACCAAGTATAACATTAAATCTTCACGTTGATTTACAAAACAAACCCATTTCTTCTTTTCGAATGTGTTCAATGACATGATTAATTAATTATAATATAATTAATTACATAATTCAATTTCAATACCATTATTTATCCACTACAACTCTCACATGTATTGTCTTCCTTATCTTCTTCCATCATTTTCTGTTCTGTCATAACATTCATAGAGAAGTTCTTAGGATTAACCTTGGGTTTTGATCTGATGTAGTAAGAGCCGGTTTTCAATCCCTTTGACCATCCGTAGAAATGAATGCTTGTTAATGAATCAAACGTTGGAGACTCTAGCCAAACGTTCAAACTCTGACTTTGGCATACAAAAGGTGCTCTATCAGCTGATAAGTCAATACATTTCTTTTGTTTGATTTCCCAAACAGTTTTATAGACATCTTTCAAGAATTGTGGCATATTCTTAATGTTTTTAACAGAGCCCCTATCGTATAATAGTCTGTCCCTAGTGCTATCGTTCCATAAATCAATATCGATTAGATCATTGACTAGGTGCTTGTTAACTACTGTGAATTCACCTGCCATAGTTCTTCTCACGTATAAGTTAGAAGTGTATGGTTCAATACATTCATTATTACCCATAATCTGTGATGTCGATGCTGTAGGCATTAGAGCGATTAGTAGACTGTTTCTAGCACCGTATTTTACGACATCTTTTCTTAGGGTATTCCAATCACACAATCCTGATAGATCATTTTCTTGAAGACACCACAAGTCGAATTGGAATAGTCCTTCTGATAGAGGGCTTCCGTTGAATGATTCATATGGTCCGTCCTTCTTTGCCAGTTCTACCGAAGATTTCATTGCCCCATAGTAAATGGTCTCAAACAACTGTTTGTTCAATTCTGTTGCTTCTTCTGAATCGAAAGCAATCTTAAGTTTGATACAAATGTCGGCGAGTCCTTGAACACCAATACCCATAGGTCTATGACGACTGTTTGATAATTTCGTTTTATCTGTTGGGTAGAAATTTGTGTCTATGACCTTGTTTAAATTCTCTACTAACATTCCAGCAACTTTTTCAAGTTTCTTGAAATTAACCTTGGGTTTGAGTACATTGTATGCTTCTTGATATCCTCCCAAATACTCCGTTTCATTGTAAACACGAGGTACTGTTTTGAAAACCATATTAGGATATAGTTTCTTCATTTCTTCATCTTTTTCGTGAGAAATTTCTACGTAAGACACACCTGCTTTCTTGAACAAGGCTTTCAAAAGTTTACAGTAAACACAATCCTCTTTCATGTACAGAAGAACACCAGAGTATTTCTCGATAGAATTCTTCATCATAATACCTTCGTATGTGTTCATATAAGATTCGTTAATTGTTTCTTCCAAAAAATTCGGAAGACAAATGGACGCCAAATTACAAACAGCAGTTTCTTTGCTATTACTGTACTGAATGATTTCAGCACAAAGATTTGAAGAACGAATTGTCCCCAAGTTCTTTTGATTTGACTTTCTGTTACATGCGTCTTTGTACAAGATGTAAGGACCACCTGTTTCTATTTGAGAACTGAGAATGGCTGACCAGACTTCTCTTGCTTTGACTACTTTCTTAGGATACTTTGGATCACTTTCGTATTTCTCGTATAAACTTTTGAATTCTTCCCCGTGAACGTCACCGAGACCTTTACAAGTATCAGGACAAAGCAATGACCAGTTTTTGTCTCCTTTCACCCTTTCCATAAATAAATCCGAGACCCATAGAGCGTAAAACAAATCCCTTGCTCTGATTTCATCTGCGCCGTGGTTTTTCTTAGCGTCCAAAAAGGTGAAAATATCTGGGTGATGCGGTTCGAGGTATATAGCGAATGACCCGTTGCGTTTACCTCCTTGGTTTATATAAGTTGCCACTGAGTTTAACATTTTCATCAAAGGCATGATTCCTGACGAGTTACCACCAGTGCCTCTAATAATAGAGCCTTCTGATCTAATATTACTTATAGATAACCCAATTCCTCCTGCCCATTTGGAGATCTTTGCGAGTTCTCCTGTTGTTTCGAATATACTTTCTAGTGAATCGTCCATTCCGGCTAAAAAACAAGAACTCATCTGCTGTCGTTCTGTTCCAGCGTTGAACAAAGTAGGAGTTGCGTGTGTAAAATATTGGTTGGCCATCATTTTATATACTTCCTCGACTTTATCTATATCATTACCATGAATTGCTAGTGCTACACGCATAAACATATGTTGAGGTCTTTCGATTATTTCTCCGGAAACCTTAATCAAATAAGATCTCTCAAGAGTTTTGAACCCAAAGAAATCGAGTTTATAATCCAACTGGTAATCTATTATATTGTTCAATCGTTCAATGTTATTTGTGATAGTCGTTAAAAATTCCTTACTAATTAAGTTAAATTTATTACCTGAACTATCAGATATATTATACAAACGAGTATATGTCTCTAGGAGGCAGTCACTAGTATTTTTGTGTAAATTATTAATACAAATGTTAAGAGCAAGCTCTCCATAACCGGGATCATCGGAAAACATTCCCATGCAAATTCTAGAAGATAATTCATCTAACTTTGTTGTTGATATACCAGAATACATGTTGCCTACAATTTTTTGAGCTACCAATCCACAGTCGATATTTAGGTTGATATTTAATGATGATAACATCTTTATTCTTTCGAGAATCTTGTCGAAAGATACTTTTTCTTTATTATTTTGTCTGTTGATAACGAACATTTTATTATTAATTTAAATATTTAAACTAAATTCAATTTTTTATTGTGACTGTGTTCAATTTATCAAAAAGTATAAAATAGTAATCGGAGTAGTTGTTATAATAAGCATTGGTATTGTATTTTCAGTCATAAGTCTGAATAATAAACCACCAACATATAAAGATTGTACCGACAATCAAACAGCTTTTACATATGACTCTAATGCATTTATCAAAATTCCATTAGATAAGTATAACTCTGGTAAAAATAAGAATTTAAATAATCCATATCATCTTCCTCTTTTACTTCAAATCCGAACTTATCATGTAACAGACGACCAGATTCATCATTAGTAGCACATAAAACGGAATCATAACCATCTTTAATGGAAAAAGCTATTAATAATAAGCTGAGAAGGACTGACAACCCTCTTCTATATTTAGGGTGAGTACATGAAAATTGTAATATAACACTATTTATTTAAACATCTCTATACTTATCTATATAATCTTTAACAAAAGACTTTATATTACTCATTCTACTACAACCAACCTAAAAGACGATTTACAATTACTCAAATAATAAAGAAAAAGTATCTTTATGGATCGACATTTATCATTTTGATTATAATAAATCAAAATATTATTATACATATTTTTACACATCACAATCAAAATCCCAATCGCTTGTATCACTACCTTTTACAGTAGAAGACAAAGTATATTCCGAAACTCTTTTATCGAAAAAGTTCGTTTTTCCATCAATACCGATTTTTTTCATAAAATCAAACGGGTTCTCATCTCCGTAAATAGAATCATAACCGAACTGGTTACACAATCTATCAGCAACATAGTGAATATATTGTTTCATTAGTTCGCTATTCATACCTATTAACCTACATGGCAAACTCTCACATATGAAAGTCTCCTCGATTTTTACTGCTTCCTTAATTATCTTATACGCAATCTCCTGTGAACACTTATTTTCTAAATGAGAATGAATAAGAATCGCAAAATCTGTATGCATACCCTCATCTCTGGAAATTAGCTCATTACTAGTACCCAAAGCCTTTGTCATCTTATTCCTATCTTTTAACCAAAAAATAGCACAGAAACTACCACTGAAGAATATTCCCTCTACAACAGCAAAAGCAACAATACGTTGTTCAAACGGCATATCTGAACCCATCCATTTCTTTGCCCAATTGGCCTTTTCAGCAACACACGGGATCTCATCAATAGCATTGAATAAAAATTTCTTACGTTCATTGTCCTTAATCAAAGTATCAATCAAGAGAGAATAAACCTGTCCATGTACATTCTCCATAGCACCCTGTAAAGCATAAAAATTACGTGCTTCTGGTGCTGTAACTTCACTACTAAATCTCGACATAATATTCTCAAGTACAATACCATCAGCTCCTGCGAAAAAAGCTAGAATATGTTCAATAAAATACTGCTCATCTCTGCTAAGACTTTTCCAATCATTAAGGTCGGCAGAATAGTCAATTTCTTTAGCTGTCCAAAAACTGGCTTCTTGTCTATCGTATGCTTCCTGTATCAAAGGATACTTGTATGGTAATTGGGTGAATCTTGAGTTATCAATACTTAATAGAGGTTCTTGCTTGCGTTCGGACATTTTATTAATTTGTAACATTATAATTAAAGATTTCATTTTTTTAATTCCTTATTTTGATTTTCTATAAAAACTTTTCAACCTCATTTTGTTTACATTTTGTAGTTACTAATGTAATATCTATCACCCGGTCCACCATCTGAATTCTTATGTTGACCGGTTGTCATACTTTTTGGAATATTATCACCACCTGTATTAATAATATCTTCTTTCAGGATTTTTCTACGTCTATGATGGGAATGTCTATCAGCAATTCTTCTAAGACCTCTTACTTTATTTTGTTTACCCCACCAATTTACTACAAGAATTAATATTATTATTTCCTTTGTGTTCTTTATTCGCTAAATAATGTTTCATACCAATACTCTTATCATGCTTATGACTATTGTGATAATACGAAATTATCAAAAAAGAAGAATTGTTTTACTGGGAGAACTTATACAGACTGTGTGAGTAGGTAAGTCACCGGATAAAACTCATCATCCACTCCAATGTCTTTGGTAGCGGCTCTACCATCCAAACCCATAACAACATCATAACAGTTACTATATTCCATGCCAGAACGGAGTCTGTAAGGTTAATACCACGTCGATGCCCGTAATATAGCATGACGTGGCATATATTACTTATAATCAGCCAGCTTAAGAAAACGGAGAGCATTTGACTTTGAATAAACATGTCAAACTCAAATTTCAATTTGAACAACTTAAAAAGGAATATACAGAATATAAAATGACTGAATGCATGATGGATCTTGAAACTCTAAGTGTAAGACCTCACGCTGTTATTCTCGTGATTGGTGCTATTAAGTTCAATCGCGGAGAGACGTGGGACGAGAAAATTGATGAAAAGGCTTTAGAAAAACTAGATACCTTTTACATCCGTATTAAGATTAACTCATGTATGTATGTTGGTTTACACTCAGATGCTGCTACTGAAAAGTGGTGGAATGAACAGGACGAGGATGTCAAGTACGAGGCATTGAAGAATCCTGATCGAGTTACACTGAAAACTGCATTGATAAAATTCAAGGAATGGTTTGGTACACATCCACGTACAAAGATTTGGGGGAATGGATCGTCGTTCGATTGTACCATCCTTGGGGAAGCATATAAGCGATGTGGGTTAGAACTACCGTGGAAGTTCTGGTTGGAGAGAGATCTACGAACTGTTATGGATTTGGGAGAGGTAAAGATGTGTGATTTACCCCAATACCAAAAGCATCATGCGTTGTACGATTGTTACCGTCAGATCATCGGGTTTCAACGAGCAGAGAAGAATTTGGGGCTTTAAAGAGCATATGGTGGACATTTTGGATTAATAACACTATTCGCAGCAGTCAGAGCATTTGCTCTTGTTGCACAGTATGTACCCGTGTCATGCGAAACCAGCACACAGTGTTCGGGCTGGTATTTAGCTATTAGATCGCAACTATGATTCTTTATTGAATCTATATAACACGGATCATGTAAACAATCCCATTTATATGAGGAAGGACTGGGAGGTTCTGGAGGTTTGTATGGACATGTCTGTGAATTTTTTGTACATCCTCCAACATTGCTCATTGTATAAGAGGGATCTTCATTATAGACACATTGATTATTGTCTAATTTACAGAATTTTATTCCGGTATCTTTTTCAGCAGTTAGACACTTATCTTTTCCTATTAAATCACACAAAGTGTTATTTACTACATTACATGCGATACAGCTACCGCTTACATCTGAATTAGGCTGACTTAATTTACAACAAAAAGGATAATCACTACTGACCTTTCCAGAACAATTTTTATTGATCGCATCAGCAGCAATAGCTGCTTGTTTTTGAGCAACTTCTTTCGTGAGTACTCTCCCGTTAATAATATCTTTGACTGTATTAGCATCAAACTGTTTTTGTATTTGAGTATAATAATCTTTACTAGCCTGTTCATAATCTTTACAGCCAGGAGATTTAAACATATTTTGGACGACCAGTGGTGCATTATCTTTATTCCCACCCCCAGGACCACCACCAGGACTATCACCTTTAGGTTTGAGTAAAAAATATAACCCAACTCCCAATCCTATAATAAATAGAGAAACAAACCCCCATTTGAGTTTTTTATTCATTTATTAAAAACAATATTTAATTTACTTGTAAAACTTGTATATCACTAGTGAGTTTTATATCATCTTTCCCGAATACCGTAATCAAATCTACACGGTTTTCTATCATTTTATCGAACATTTTCTGTTTAGCGAATCGACCATCCCTTTTCCAGTCTGCCTTGTATAGATCGAACTCTAAACTTATCTCTGCTACTTTATCTTCCAACATTTTTCCCATTCCAACTACTTTTGTATCTTTTGGGAGGAGTTCCAGATAATAAGTAATTAAATCTTTTTGTTCTTTTTGTTTCCAATTTTTTCCAATAATAATTATATTTACAAAATCTTTTGGAAAATTAAAATTTTCAATGTACTCCTCTATTTTTCTCCTCCCTCCATTTTTCTTTTTCTCAAATGCATCGTGATAATACTTGGGTCGAGAAGCGATACGAACATGCAACCACGCCACACCCAATCCAGAAGTGGATACCCAATCTCCTTCCTTTATATTCTGCCCAACTTTCTTCCAGAAAGCAACTTGTTGCTTAATCGGAGCTGTACGAGAAAATGTTGCCAAACTGGTATAATCGGCAACAGATTTATAACATGGAACAACAAGGTGAACATCTTTGCTTAAACTGGGGAACGCAATAGCTAATCTGTTACCACAATTTATTACTCCTTTAAAGGCATTATCTTCTTGTTTCCTTTCTGCTAGTGTTTTGCTATTAAATATAGCAAAACGAAAAGGTTTTTTCATGTCGACTTGATCACATTCCCAAAAATAAGCATTGTAATCTATACTCAAGAGAAATTGTATCAACTTGTATGTAAAAGTATCAGTTTTTTCGATTAGACTACGTATGATAGATTCCCACGTCATATACTTTCCTCTCTGAACAGCATAATAGATATCTTCTTTTTTGACAAATTCTATGTTGTCAAGAGGAATGATACTGTACATAGAGTCTGTGATCTGGTCGGTTAATTGATCATGTAAAGAAGGATCTGGATCCCATTGACCTAGCTTGCCAGTTGTGGGTATAGGTGTTTTAAACTTGATTACTGCATCGATATACCAACAGTTTGGACCCTTAGCCCATGAGCATTTATGAACAGCATCAGATACTTTACCGACACAGTTAATATGCATCATGCCTATTATACAAGAACTAGGATAATCGAAATTATCAGGTATATTATCAATCTTTTTTATTTCCTTTTTTGAAGCATATTTCGAAGATGCATGTACAAATAACCAATTTTTACATGCATCTTTATGTATTTTTTTTCTCCATGAACGATTCTCTACATTCTGTATACCATTGATTATAAGACTCGCATAAGGTTGCTTGATTGTTATAGCTTTAATCTCGTGTCCATTAAACTCAAAACTCATTTATATATATATATATATATATATATATATATATTACTCAAAAACAATATTTAAATGAAATCTTCAATACAGATTGTAAAAATATGTGATGGTGATTTACATTTATGCCCAGCATCTGGTGTAAGTGTATGCGTGAAGTCTGGTACTACAGATAATGATTGGCAGGGTATGTGTACAAAGTTATCACAGGGACCTGGGGGTTTTAGAAGCAATAAAGGACCATTGCGAACTGGTCCTGGAAATGGTCAATGTGTTGAACCTGCACAAGTCAGTATTAAAAATAAAAATATGTCTAGATGTGAAAAATGTATTCAAGACAATACGAAATTTTGGGATGATACACTAGGATGGTGCGGGAATGCTTATGGAAATGACAATGGAAATGAGGATGATATTGTAGCATTTGATTATGAAAATGGTAATGAGAGTTATTCATGTGATAGTCCAGCTATTATTACAGACCCAAACCCACCCGGTGGTGTATGTTAAAATATTATACTTTACATTAATTTAACTCTAAAAAGCATATTTATAAGCATCACCTCAATAATAAATGCCTAAACGTCATCAAAACAACTCCAAGAATAAAAAATATACACCCACATGTGAACACAAATTAATTAGAACAGATGGTATTATCACATGTTCTAACTGTCATCAAACAGCGATATCCAACCTCCCCAATCTTCCCATCCAGGAACATGATCGCGTTGATTTCATGGAATAGAAATACTCAGCATATATTTATAAATACAATATGTATTTATAAAATTTTTCCATTATATTTTAGGTATTAATTACCTTTCCTGACATAGAATTAACAAGACAATTTTTTATTTCGTGATTTAGTTTATCTGGATCTTTATATTCTATCAAACTAAACTTTTTTAGTTTATCATATACTTGGAACATAAATTCAGTTGAATTAGGAAAAAAATCAGACTTTTTAGTAGGAGGATTTTTAGTATCAGTATAAAATATAACTAAAGCGGCTCTGTTAATTGTTGTTTTATACCCATGATATGTATAAAAATGCGGGGCGAACACACACATTGAGTTTTCTTCATATGTGTTAATATAATGAGGATCTAATTTTTTATCATATAAAATAGTACCATTCTTATTTTTTTCTTCTTGAGAAAGTTCTACATTTCTATCTGGAAAATAAAATACAAAAGATAAAAATTTATAAGGCATATCTGTATGTATTTCTTGTGTGCTATTTTGTGGAAAATATGTATACATAAAATCATCAGTATTGATACTAATATTAAAAAAGTTTTCTAGAGAAATATAAAACTTTTTTAATATAGAATATTTTATGTCATCATCTGTGAATAACTTAATAATATATTTTGTAGAAATATGAGACTTATCATTAATTCTTTTTATTTCATTTTCATTTTTATATAAATTAACTATAACATTTTCATATAAATTTTCATATAATTCGGGATGTAATATATTCCTAATAAATACATTTTTAAAAGGATCGTTATTTGTCTCAACTGTATTTAATTTATCTAATAGATGGAGTTTATATTCTAAGTATTTTTCTTTATCTAACATTTGTTTCATTTGAATATTTATTCTTAAATGAAACAAATAAATTTATTCATCTTCTATATTCACATATTGAATATTTATTCTTACATTACGATACGGTAGTGCTACTTCAGGTATGAACGTACCATGTGAAGTACTATACCAATGCAATAGTGGTAATTGTATAGTATTACTTATGACTTTTCGACAGAAATGACTGTTAACAGTCATTTCCAAATTAATCGTTAATTCACAGTCAGTACACCACTTATTACCTAAACAGCATTTAATATCATTAACAGTCTTTCCGTTTGTTTCAAAACATATATCACACTCCATTTCATCTAAAGACAATTATAAATACAACATATAACTATTAAATGATTCAAATTTATATTAATAATTATTTATGTTTGGTTGGACAAAATAAAAAAGAAAATTGGTCTCTTCTTGATAATAGTAGAGAAAGTGATATATTATTCCATCTATCATCCTTCCCTTCATGTTATGTTATATTGAAAGCAACAGATATTCCCCCGAAAGAAGTAATATTTAAATGCGCTGAACTATGTAGATCCAATACAAAGTACAAAAACCTTAAAAATATAAAAGTTGATTATTCGTTCTGTTCCAATATTACAAAAGGAGATAATGTTGGGGAACTAGAATATAAAAGTAATAAAAAAGTATCAACTATACTTGTCTGAATTTTTGTAATAAATATTACAAAAAACTAATCTACTTTACTACTCCAATAATCTTTACAGTTCCATCTGAAAGCAATAAACGTGAGCCGGACTTTATATATTCTGGGCGATAACTAAATCGAAACCGAACAATAGCCTTATCTCCTGTTCTCAGAATATAATCATTATCATCGTTCTTTGTATCCCTAGCGTTAATCTTATTGGTAATAGAAATTATCTTTGCAGATTGTCTCATTGTACATGTATGAATAACCGGTTCATACCCGGGTTTAACAGTAGTACTGTGTGATTTGAGAACTGTAATATCAGCGTCAAATTCATTAACAGCAATCTGTGGGCTGTCTTTAGAAATAATGACATTTCCACGCCGAATGGTTTTCCTATCAATTTTCTTTAATCCTAAACATACATATGAACCATAACCAACTTCCTGTAAAGGTGTGCGTTTACAGTGAATACTCCTAACCTGTACTTCTACAAATTTTCCTTCATTTGGACCCAACATTAGCTTGTCATTTACCTTAATTATACCAGATATCAACTGTCCGCCCACTACAGTACCAACACCAGGTACTGTAAAAGTAGTATCAAGGTGCATTTCAACGTCATTTGTATCATCCTTAATATTTGATGGAGATTTACCCAAAAGATTTAGAAATTGTTTGAGAAAATTAATCCCCATTCCTGTAACATTGGAAACATGAAAAATAGGAACAACACTTTCTGTTTTTACGTTTTTAGCACAAATAATCACATCATCCATATTAGTAATCTTATATGGAATACGACGAAGCCCAGGCATCTTCATCAAACGGTTAATATTGGTAATCGTCTCTTTTAGAATGTTTTGGCGATTAGCACATATATCAATCTTTGTTAACACAATAGCAAACGGAATCTTCAATGTTACACACAAAAAAATATGTTCCTGTGTCATCCTGGACAATCCCATATTAGCACCAACAAGAATTAAACAAAGATCCGGAAAAGATGATGTTAAACCAAGAATTGTAGTTCGTAGATATTTCTCATGACCACATAAATCAAAAAAAGAAATAATTTTTGAACTATCCTTTACAATCTCAGGCCATCCTTTTTTGTGTATGTTTGTACCAGAATAATTCATAACTTGTCCTTTGTCATCAAACCCTAGAATATGATGAGCTATACTAGAAGTACGTCCTGTATAAACTTCATGCTTAAAGTTAAATATAGATAACCTGGCTTTGCCACGCCCATCATCATTTTGCCCAGAAGTTAGTACACCAAGTAAACTAGAGTTGTGTGTAACTGTAAAATCATCATGTAAATACCTATTATTCCCATCCAATTCGAAACCGTAATATTCTTGATCAGGTAATATTTTGATATCCTTAATCCCTGTAACCAATACATTTTTGGGACTTTTACGAGGATCAGACTTTTTTCTTGACAGCAAAACAGGAAATTCCTCAATACCTTCACCATCTATCCCGAATCCGATACATTCACATTTGACTGGTCCATTTTTACCATTTGTACATGTTTTTGTGTTATACCGTTTATAGGAAGCAAACCCAAGAGATCTAATAACTTCTATCATATCATCGCACAATTTCTCATTTTTTCGAGTCATATTAAAATCATAACCGCCATTTCTTCCTAAATGACCATCAGAATCGATTAATCCGGCAATTACTGCCAATCGAACTTCACGGGTGTTATGTTTATAAACATCAGGTATATGTTTGTTATTGAGAACATTATATTTTCGAAGTAAATTCAAAAACTCATTACATCCTTTTGCAGTTTTACCATAACTTCGTATCCCATACCGATATTTATGACTTTTAGTAATGATATCACAATGTTTCTTAAAATACTCAACAATCTCATTATCAGCAGTTGTTATTTCAGGCTGTGATGATGTTCCATCTCCTAACCAATATCCCAACATATATGGATCCAATACGACATCTTGTTTGGAATATGAAACTGGGACTCTATATAACTTAAGAGCAGATTGAGTACCTTTGTTCAAATCAAGATATTGTCCCAAATTCAATTCTACTATATCCTTGTACTGTATAGAATCTTTATTTTCCTTCAACTTTTCTAAAAATTCATTAGCGGCAGCACACGCTTCTTTATCAGTTTCATAAAACTTCATACCTTTACGGTAAAATTTACGACTTTCTCTTTGTAATGGGAAAAAAGTTGTCTTGAGTTTAGGAAGAGACTTTTCGTATATAATATGCCTAACTCCATATCTTTCTCTGCTTTTATCCCAATACACATAATTATAGTTAGAACATTGAAAACATAGAATATGATTCTTGTTCACATTCAAAGGTTCTCCGTTAATAGGTATAATACTATATAACTGTCCAAAACCTTTGGTTGTTTCCAACACGTGTCGAGGAGTGCTGTCATCACCCATTAACACATCTTTTGTTGTGATATCTTCAACATTTTTATTTTGGCCTGAATACAGTTTAATCTTCGTGCCTTTTTTTTCGCACTTGCCCGAATCGACGTTCCCAGCGACAGCAATTTTAATGTCAATATACTTTTGTTCATTATTCTCTCTTACAAGAATCTCATATACTTTCTTTTTAGTTTTTGGTACATCCTTAGATGTTAACATTGTCATGGAATAAGTGTTTGTATCAGCAGCAATGGTCAGATTATTAAAACTCTCTGTAAACTCATCATCATTAACACCAACAATACTACCATCATCATCTACGCCAATTACATAAATAGCCTCACCATGACCTTCATGTAATCGCATCCGCATTTGCGTAGCAATACACGCTATACGATTGTCGCTTTTATCAACAAGACTTCTTTTGTATTCTATATTACCATAATGATCCTCTGGTGGATAGTCTGCCATTTATTTATACCCCATAAGAGTTTAAATATCTAATTCTAATTCTGGTTGAGATTCTAATTGAGATTTAGTTTTTACGATGTTGTAATTCGGGTAATAATTTTCTTTCATCAACTCCTCTCAGTCTATTTATCCGACTAGAAATATAATCTAAAGGTGATCTTAAATTTTCGTAAGCTCCTTCAACAAAACCAATATGGTCATCCATTTTACTACAACTTTTATCCAACTTTTATTAACTCCATTAACGTCTCATTAATATGAGAAAATTGTTCTTTCATTTCCTTCCGTAAAATTTTTATTTCAGATTCTTCTGACATATATTATTCTTAATATTTTTACTTAAATTAAAACAAACTGATAAGAAAATGACAACTGACGTTTTAAAAACAGCATTAATAGGTGACAGCTTTGTTGGTAAATCAACATTATGCTATGCGATTGTAGATAGACCAATCAATAGAGAATATACAAGTACTATCGGGGTTGATTATATAGTGAAAATAGTAAGCAATGATGTATATATAGGATTTTGGGATCTAGCAGGTCTTGATAGATTTGCTACTATTATTTCATCTTATGTAAAAAATAGTAAACAAGTAATATTTTGCTACAGTGCTGAAAGCTATCAATCATATGTAAACATGATCAATAAATATGAATTTTACAAAACCCATAATTACCTAGACGATAAACCTATTTTTGTTGTAGCAACTAAAATAGAATCTAGAAAAGCCCATCATAACTATCAAACATGGTCGGAAGATTTTGTTAACATAAATAACTTCCCTTTTATCCCAATAAGTTCCTATACAGGAGAAGGATTAGAAAAACTTACTCGGGCTCTTGTAGATAAAAAACAATTTTTATCTATCAATTTTGATGCACCAGATACAGTCTCAAAAATAGAACCTTCTTCTGAAGTAATTATAGCAAACAATTCTCCCAAATGTCGAAACTGTTTTGGATGCTGTTTTGAAATCTAATTCCAACCACTCCCATAACCCTGTCTTACATGTCCTTTATAAACAGCACCTCCTCCCCCAAACGGTGTTTGTACTGTACTTCCTGGTATTACTCCTCCTGATCCAAGTAATACATTATTACCAGATGAAATATATTCTTGCCATGCAGGCAAAGATAATGTAACAGGTGGTGTATATTCCTCTGTTACTGTTTTAATATTATTTTTAGGTCCAACTGTATTATATTGTTGTAATCCAGTCCAAACATCTTTTGCTTTACAATAACAACTCATTTATTATACACTAAAATAATAAATGTAACGCAAAAAAACCCCTCAACCCGGGATAACCAGGAAGAGGGGTTTTTGCGTCCTTTCGGACATATTCTTGCGAGGTTCTAAAAGACTCAGTCAATTAGAACCAGCTTTTCTACAATCTTTCCAAAGTATTCGTCAATATAACCTGTAAAATATACTGTGAACACCTGTTGATGCATCTTCAGAGTGTCCGTCTTCTTGAACATGCGCTTGAGAATCTTCTTCACGACCGACTCATCTGTCTTTCCAATGAAAATGAGATCAGTTGGGAACATTCCTTCACTGTCAGGAACATTATGATCAGCCCCGAGATCAAGACACGCTTTCACACCATCGATCTTACGGGTTCGGCAGTAAAGAGCGAGTGGAGTACTCTGGTACTTACTCTGGTACTTACTCTTCTCCCTGGTTGTTTGCAAAGCATTCATGTCAGACCCCCAAAGTTTCTTGATTGTTTGAGTATCAAGAGACTCTTCCTTCTCGTCGCTCGCATTATTGAAGCGAGTGTAAACAGAAGGTACAGGCTTTGACCATCCCTGCTTCTTGAGAAGGTCAAGGGCGGCAGCGGCGGCATTCTGTTGAGTATCTGCCTTGAGAGCTGCACTACCTTCGCCAATCTTGATATACTTTCCACCAACAATGCGTTTCTTGTCAACAGTTATGTTACCGAACTTGTCTGTTTTCTCGGCATACTTTCCACCGTGAACCCGAAAGGCAGTTGCAAATGTGATCATATCCTGTTTCTGCTCTTTGTAGACGAGAGGTCCAAGAGAACTCTCGTGAAGATCAAACAATTCCTTCAGACGAGTTTTTGCATCGTAAAGGTCCTCGTAACGAAGAGAAATATCCATTTCGTTAAAAATAGACGCTAGGATATCGTGAACGATAGCATAGCCCACCCCAACTCTCTTACGGCTGTCAAGAATGCGCTCAGTAGCTCCTAGAAAAGCCTCAAAAACGTCCTCAAGAAGAGGTTTCATCTTACGCTGGCGAAGGTCGTTGGTCGCGGAAATGAACTCCCAGAATCCTAACTTGCGAGCAATCTCACAAAAGCTTTCCTTTGCACCGTAGTTGATCCGCAGGCGTGCGACCACCTTGACACCCTCAGCGCAGTCCAATTGAGGGAACCGCTCGTACATGTAGTTGACGATGAACTTGTTACCTGAAAGATCACCAACCTGTTCCAGAACCTGGTAGTTGTTGTCGGGATCGACAAGTTCGGATGTGAATGCACATCCGTAGATCTTCATAGCCTCAGGGTCTGTGAGCATCTTGATATACTTACTCTTCAAACCACCCTTACGTAGAAGGGAAGAGATCAGAGCCTTAAAGTCGGAACCACGGCTTCCGAGATATATTCCTTTCTGTTCGTCATGTGACATCATCTTGTTTATCTATTGAAATTTTGGCTCTAAATTTCAATTTTCTTATATACGTAATCAAAGTTCCCGTATAACTATAGGAACTTCATGATATTCTCCGATATGCCTACTTCTCCGACACCTATCCGTCTGGGCAATACGTTCAGTGCCAAAACGCCTTGTGCAAAACGCCTTGTGTAAAACGCCTTGTGCAAAACGCCTTGTTGCTAGACGACGCTTATACCATGAGAAGATTTCACAACCAGCATGCTTGTAGTGATTACAGTAAGCAGTTTCAACAGACTCATGCGAAGAGTGACGCAGGTTACAGTTGACACAGTCCCTCTTGTGAGCGATTTTGACGATCTAAAAATAGATCCCTTGCATATATTCTGGTGCTTCCTGTAAGTTGAGGCAAATTAGTAATGTCAATAACTATTGGTTCTTCTATAAAAGTTAATCGAACACCATTTGGCACAAATGGTGGTAGTTCATCACTTGTTGGATCGATATTCGTTATTTGTTCGTACAGCAACCATTTAATAAATCAGACTGGAAATGTTTTTCATAATTTTTATTTATTATTTACATATAGGACCAAAAAATATCATAAAAAAACTTAATATAGGAAAGAAGGCTAAAGATATTATCATAATTTTAAATGGAATGTACGACAAATACATCAAACATCTAAAATTCCGCGACAGAATTATCTTTTCATTAATGAGGTCTCTGTTTTCATGGGGTGTAACAAAAATATTATCATATATATCTTTCCCGGCACTAGGAAGATATTGAAAATACTGTCTCTCAAAATTATTATCTAATTGCATTAAAAATTCCATTGCGATTGAATTAAGAATCATATTATGTATATCATTTTCAACAAAGATAATCCATAGATTTGCTCCATACACCATTATATTAAACAAAAATTCTTGAAAAGTGTCTATAATTACCAATACATCTGTACAAGGATACACTTTACATAATTTAATTCTTTTAGTAAGATTATCCCACATAAAGAAACTTTTAATAAAATAAACCATAGCTACTCCAGACATTAATAGTTTGTGATACCATTTTGATTTATTTGGACATAAGTTACCGTTAAAATTAGCATTCTCATTTGCTACCAGAGCGATATACATCATCCACTGACTTGTAAAAACTAAAATTGGTAATGCAAAATATAAAGAAAAAATATGTGTACAATACAAAACATTACTTTTCTGTAATTCTTCATTCAAATATCCACGTTGATAATGATATTTAAATAAAGAAAACATGCCAAATTTAGGGTCATTTAAAACAACTTTTAGTTTTTCTTGGTCTGATAGTTCATTTGCTAATAGTCCATTTTTAGATTCTGTGATCGGTAACACAGAATTTTCTGACATTCTTGTTGTGTGTTCTATACCAACCAAAAAATCATCTTTTAATTTTGTTAGTATATTATTACATACTAATTTACTAGCATTAATAAATCTAGCTTTAATCATTAGTTTATGTTTTATTATTGTTTACAAGTCATTAAATTGTTATTTACTATTGTTTTCTTCTCTCTTTGACATTCCACTTATTGTTCATCACTTTTTAAACTTAAACGTAAAAAAACCCCACCAGTCCATAAGGACCAACAGGGTTTTTTTACATTTATTCTATATTCTTCTTAGTCGTTCAACAAGGAACGGATGTGCGTACCGTTGATTGAGCGCATGATTTCGACTTTTGTACTCACCCAATCAGTCACCTCCTCCGGAATGTGAACATAATCCATCTGAATAGAGATCGCCAGTGCTGTGGTGATGAAAACCATGGTGATGAAAACCATGGTGAGAGATATACGCTTCCGGTTGAGCTTCCGCGTGTCTGACCGAGGCTCGACCATACATTTTCCATTGTTCACCCCCATTGAAAAGTTGGGGTGATCTCCCAGAAGAGCACCCGATGAAGGAAAGTGGAATGGACCCTGGTGCTCAGTCGCCTTGTTATCCATTTTGGACTTTAGTTCGGCTTCCCACTCCCTGAGAAGCTTTCGCTCATATCTCTCACGAACCGTCTCTTCTGCCTTGCGCTTCCTTGAAGGTGTTGGGGTATCAACAACCAGCTTGGCTGGTTTCTTGAGAACAGGTGTTGGTGATATCCCACGATTGACTCGGTCGATGAATAACTTCATGGTCGGTAAATGACGCTTGCTGAAGATCCATCCCGCGCCTCCCTTGAGGTTGGGGTTCCACTTCCCACGCCTGTTTAGAAGATTGTCCTTGTAAGGCTTGGTGTCACCACGAACCACAAAGGCTTTCTCCGAATATTCATTGATGTTCAATTGTGAAGTCATTTCTGTTCGTTTTTGGATACTTTAAATATTTTTTCAATTTTTATTCGAACTGAAAAATAATATATATTCGCAATTTGTGTCTATTCATAACATTCAACTTCCACCTCTTCAACTGAAACATGGTCGACTTAATTTCTAAATTCATTTTTTATTAGACTTAACAACTTATATTCCTAATAATAAATGCCTCGTAGACAAAACAACAAAAAAGACAAAGTCCGCCCCATCAAAGTTGATCAGATCATAGAAGCCAAATACAATACAGAGAACAACGATATCACTCTAGAACTTCCTGATATCACTACGGAAGATCTTCCATTCGTTTCTGTCGTAACTATAACCAAAAATAGACGCAGTATGTTTGCCATACCGCTGTTTAATTGGTCTCGTATAGTGTATCCAGAAGATCGACTAGAGTGGATTATACTAGATGACGGTGAAGATGATCTTTCTGATATCATACCTTCTGGCGATAAACGCATCAATTATGTTCGATGTGAGAAGATGGGTGTAGGAGAGAAAAGAAATCATTCTGTTGATCTAGCAAAGCATGATTACATTGTGCACATGGACGATGACGATTTCTACTTTCCTCACTCTCTTCTAGCTAAAATAAGGGTTTTGTTGCACTACAACAAAAAGTGTGTTTATTCTCATAATTTGGGAGTATACGACATACTATCAAAAACGTCAGCAATCATGGAACGATATACAGATGTTCCCGAACTGACCATGGCATATACAAAAGAATTTTGGGAATCGAGAAAGTTTGGTAATGCACCGTACGAAAGCTATAACATGGTTCGTAAAAGAGAAAAGGATATAGTCAAAATTCCTTTCTGGTTTAACGCTATTGCTTGTACACATGATACGAATTATACACAAAGATTAAAAAGCATAAGTATTTCTTCCGGAACTCCTCGTCCTGCTCCTCCGGCAGAATCGCTATTCGATCCAGAGTTTAAGACAGTTCTTGGTCGGGTTTCGACGAGGATTCTTTCTTCTCGGGGTCAGGATCCATAGGATCGATTTGTCCCATACACATAGTACACGATTCTGAGATTTTATCAATATCTTCACAAATGTCTTCTAATGTTATTTTATATTGATCACATATTCGGAGAAAGTTGTGGCTGTTATTAACAAATCGGTAGGATCTTCCTTACCTTTCAATAATACCTTTTCTTTATATTTTATTTCTTAAAATATAAAATTATCATTTACCTGTGTAACTCACTAAATACCTCCATCCACGAAGCAAAATGTATAATCCCAGTTGCATGGAAGAACACGTTAGTAGATGGGTTTTTAGATATAATCCAAATCTCTTTCCCTGTTCCCAATGCAATGCCTATCTCTGTCCAAGTACCTCTATATGCATAATTTGGGTCTGTCATATCAACAATAAGTAAACTCGCATCCTTGACACCATTCACATCCAAATCAGCAAAAAGTCGTTGCATTTCCGGTGTTCTGTCGGACTGTGGTGTCTCAACAAGTGTCCAGTTGTGTGTGATAGTATATGACATTTTTTCCAGAATGTTAATCTTATCTCCGATACTTTTCCGATCAGACCATTTTCCAGCTACATAAATTTTACTTTCAATCGACATGTTTATACAAAAGTATATCTCTTAAAACCTAGAAAATACCATTACTTTCTATATCACATCCAGCAGGACTGTCACACCTCTGATTTCTCCAACAATCATCTGACATTGGTGTATATTTGAAACCACATCCAGGCATTCCTATCATTCCCTTACCGCATTCGTAACGCTTAATCTGTGCATCACCTTCCGGTGTTGCTGCTAACTTTCTACAATACTTGGCTCGTTCGGAATCTCCCTGCCACATATAAGGTCCGCCTCTGCATAGTTTGGGTCCGGGGCTTGGACAAAAGTTAGACACGTCCTTTTTGATCAAACCAGTAAGCTCTGTATAACCAACGAAAAATAGTGAGAAAATTATCGATGCCATTATCACAATACCGCTTCTTTTAAAAGAAGCGGTCGAATCAGTAGAAGAGTAAAAATATCTTGTTGCAAGGAAGAAAATCGCAAATACGACTCCCAGCATTACAAAGAAAAGAACTCTATTAGTTGTTGATGCCATTTATTCTAATTAAACAAAAGAAATTAAAATATAAACAAATGCTTTACACTGATCCAAGTTCTGGAAAAAAATATGCTCGTACTGATCCAAGTTCTATGCTAACTCTAACAAAATACCCCGGTTCTGATCCCGCTCCCACAGCCAATAATTCTGTCATAATGGAAATTACAGATAATCAATATGACTCTGTATCTTGGAATCATAATATAGAACAAAATGTGAAAGAGATTGGTGAAAAATCTAAGGGATATAAGATAATGCACATCCAAGAAGCCAGAAAGATAAGTCAACTATATCGACGTCTTATGTATGCGGGTATTGCTTTGGGTCCACTCGCTGGTTTATTATCCGGTATAGGATCAATGCTATACCCGTCGTCAGCACCAGCGGGGTTCCCTATCGCTGGAACATGTATAGCATTTATATCTGGTATTGTTGTTGCCATAACTAAGTATGGAAAATTTGAGGAAAAAAGTTCTCATCATAAAATCGCTGCTTCTAAATATACAGGATTAGAAAGTAATGTTAGACGTCAGTTAGTTTTATGTCGATCTGACCGTGTTAACGCTGGTCAGTATCTAGAATATGTTGGGAGCAATTTCGATGATTTATTCCTAGCAAGTCCTCTAGTCGCAAAAGGTATTTACGATAATTATGTTATTGTTGCAAAAAAGAACGGGATTGTTGTACCTGATGAGTATGGAATTACGATCCGCGTAGATGAAATGTATCAGGAGAATAAGCTTAATGAGTTGAAAAATGTTAGTGTCATTAATGTGAACAAAAGTTCGAAATCTGTGTTGGAAGAAGAAAAAGTAGAGTTGAAGATAGAGGAACCAGGAAAGCCTCTTAATTCTAAAACACCAAGTCCTGAATCTACACAAAGACGAAATATTGGAGAAGAGACTTTCAAGGGTAATAAAGAAATAAAAAGAACAGGAACCCTTGCGCATTTTCCAGAACTGAATAAGTATTCAGATGGTCGAATGGAATACGAGATGCAAAGGATGATGGGATTAAAGTAAGTTTTTATACAAATTTTGGTATAAAAATATAATCTGGGATTAGGCTTTTAATTATTGAGGACTAAATCACCAGCTGCAAAGTTCGCAGTACCACCCTGGTTTCCATCAACACAATTTAGTCCGCCTCCACCTGCTGCTGCGACTGTGGTACACACGTGAGCACCGCCTCCAGCTATACCTTCAGTGAGAGTCATCCGATAAGGTCTTTAGTAATGTAACTGCTGTGTTATCAGGATCAGCCGATTGTAAAGCATTAGATAATGCCTGAATTTGATCAGCCATTCTAGTTAATACAGCACTGTAGTCCTTACTACCTAAATTCATCGCCTCAACTTTTTCATTGATATAATCTTCTAGACTCTTACAAGCAATGTATAATTTCTGTACATTAATTTCGTTGTAATGTGCTATTGTTTTATTATAGACGATATATAATAAAATCAAAATTAGACTTAACAGTAAATTTAAGGCTCAGGGGGAGGAGCAAGGCTATCAACAACAGCCTTGAGGGCATTGAACTCTGTTGTTAGGGTAGTAATCAAAGTTTGGAGATTTGAATCAGCACTGGCATAAGCATCTGCTATTTCCCTGAAAGAGTTGAGTTGCTCACTAGACAGAGCAAGGATAGAATCAACTCGTTCTTTCTCAACTGTGATCTTATTATCCAAAGCAGTGTCAGCCGTAGCGAACTCAGATCTGATTAACGTTCTGTCTTGGTCAGCACTCTGCTTGTCTGTGTAGTGAGCGGTCTGAATAGCCATAATCTGATCTTGGGCAGAGAGATCAGCACTAAGTCGTGAGGATGCTTCCTGTTCAATAGATTGCTGAAGAGCCACATCTGCTGATGCTCTAGCAGTGGACTCGGTATTGAGATTGGTCTGAACTAGTTGTCTAGCAACGGCTTCCAGTGAATCTGCTGAAATTCTACTAGTCACTTCTGCGTCCAGTTCAGTCTTGAGTTCAGCCTCCTTGGCTTCTGCTCTTGTTTTTTCTGTCAGAACGGCTGATGCGTTTGTGAGGATACTACTAGCAACATTTTCAACGACAGAGTTCCCTGAGGTTACTTTAAACGCACTAGATTGTACGTGGAAAGGTGTTGGTACATCCACATCACAGGAACTGAGTCCTTGGGAAAGTGTGAAGTGGAATTCTTGTTCAATCGGGTCATACAGATTGATTTGTGATCTTTTGTAAACACTTGTCATTTTTTTATTATAATAAAGAAAATTTTTTTTTAAAAAAAAAAAGTTAAATGGAATTATTGAAACAATTACTCATGTACATGCATGTCGCTGAAAATAGTAACTCAACAATACAAGCAAATTAAATATGGTTCTTTTCCAGTTAGGACATTGGATGGAACAAAATAAGGTAGACAACGAAACCGTTAGCGTTGTTAAACTCCTAGCACCTGATCTAGTCAAGGAACTGATGAAAATATCAAAAGGAAAACTTAAGGTCGAAAAATTTAAAGGAAAATCAAGATTTAGTCCCTGTTGTTAAGCGACTAAATTTTAAGCGACGTGTTTCGCATTCTAAAACCTGACATTTTATTCTAAGTTAAAAAAAAAATAAACTCTAATCAATAAATGGATACAACTAACTTTCTCAAAAAGTTTGTAAATAAATCAGAAAATATCAAGGAACTAATTCAATTATTCCTTGATCGAGATGGATATACATTTGGAACTCTTTTTTACAAGAAGAAAAATACCGCATACGATCTAGTTGATCATGTTTGTACATGCGATATAGAAGATAAATCGAGGAGTGTATCATTCACTCCTTACCATCATGTTACGAACATTTTCTTATCAAACAATGCAGATGAAACTGGAGGGTATAAAACAAACTGTCTTGTTAAAAATATTATTATCGTACCGGTTAATGTTTGTAACGACGTTATTGGTGTGATATGTTTAGGAAATAAGGAAGGAGAAATAAAAGAAGAGAATGTCCAAAAAATCGATGATCTTATTAGCTTAACTCAGCTTATTATCAACAAAGTAAAGCTAATCGAAGATTATAAGAAAATTTACTCAGATTCTACATATTTCTCCAAAGATTTATTCTTAGCCAATATGAGTCACGAAATAAGGACGCCATTGAATGGTATTATTGGTTATAACCAACTACTCCTCAAAACAAGCCTTACAGACACTCAAAAAACATATTTAACATCTGTTTCTCAGTGTAGTATACAACTAATGCAGATTATCAGCGATATTATTGACTTTTCCAAACTCTCGTCTGGTAATATGAAAATGACAACAGAGTGTTTTTCTGTTAAAGAAATGTTCAATAGTATACAGGAGACTATGAAACAGCGTTTGAATAGTAAGAAACATAAGTGTACTTTTACTGTTGCAAAAAATGTCCCAGAATTTCTCATCCTCGATAAACAAAAACTTATTCAGATTATTATTAATCTTCTTTCTAATTCTATTAACTATACACAAATCGGAGGAGAAATTGAAGTTTTGATAACTAATAATAAACAGACGCTCCATGTGGAAGTGTCTGACAATGGTATAGGAATTTCTGAACAAAACCAATGCAAATTGTTCAACAGTTTTATGCAGATTCATAATTCTCTAACTAAAAATGGAACAGGTTTAGGTTTAGCTATTTGTAAAAGACTGGTGGAGTTATTGAATGGAGAGATAAATGTGCGTAGTACATTAGGAAAAGGTTCTACATTTTTCTTTTCATGTACACATGTACTCCAGGAAGATTTCAAGAAAATTCTAGAAGAAGACGCTGTAATATTAAAAAATAAGTATGTTCTTGTTGTAGATGACAATCCTGATAATAGAATGATCCTTAGCGAGGTATTATTTGAATGGAATATGAACCCAATTATATGCGCATCGGCAAAGGAGGCTCTGAGACTTATATCTGCAGATAGATACGATTTTGATATGGGTCTCATTGATATCTGTATGCCAGATATCAATGGGGTAGAATTAGCTGAAAAAATCAAGTTCGAAAAACCTTTATTCCCTTTGGTAGCACTGTCTTCTGTCAGCGAATATGTTGATATTACACATTTCGATGCAAAGCTTGATAAACCTATTAATAAATTTCTACTTTTCAATGTTGTTCACAAGATTGTTATGCAAAATAGAAACGATTCTGCTTACATTGGTGATGGATATTCACCATTGGCTGAGATAAAACGACTTTCTCCAGTAAATTCACCTGGTTCTCAGTTTAGCAAAGAAATAAAAATTCTCATTGCCGAGGATATACTCTATAATCAAACTCTGTTACACAATATGGTTACAAGTTTAGAATATACTGACATAACAGTAGCATCAGACGGACAAGAGACTATTGAAAAGTTAGATATTGCGTATGAAGATAAACACTCGTTCGATGTTCTACTTTTGGATCTTCGAATGCCTAAAATGGATGGATACGATGTCATTGATCATATTAGAAGTAAGGGACATCCATTACCAAAGATAGTAGCAGTGACAGCGTCTGTTCTTACAGAAGATAGAGAAAGATGTAAAAAGATGGGAGTCCAATATTTTATCAATAAACCAATCAATATGTCCCAACTAAAGAATGTACTATTGAAAGTTTCTCAGAAAATTATCGTCGATATTTCATAGTATTATTTATAATTTATAATTCACCGATTATAAATATCTTATCTAAATCCTCTACCTTTTTTCTGTTCTTCTCCTCCTCCAACAAACTTTCTTTTAGCGTTTCTTTGTTTTTGTAGATCAATTTCAACATTTATGATACCTCTTTGCCAAAATGCTCCAACTTTACTGTAATCTAGATTGTTTCTATCAGGGCTAAGAGGATCAACCATTATTCGTCTAAATTTCCTGTCCACGTATAATATAAACTGATCTGTGTGATCTGCACCACCGGGATTGGAGTAGTTCATTACTATCAATACCTCAACTGATTGGTCTGTTCCAGGATGCATGAAAATCTTTAATCCCCCAATTACTTTTGGTATCTTACCAGACGAGAATGCTTCTGACATACCCATATCAATGCGCCACACTCTCCCTTTACAATAAAATGGAATACCAACATTTTGTATAGAATGTCCAAGAACAAATGCACCATTTGTCCAATCCATATCAACAGCTTTGAAAATTTCCCTCATATTTTCAGTACAATATCTCTCTGCCTTGGTAACACCAATACCACGTGTAATGGCATATTTATTCACCTCCCATTTCTCACCCTTTTTCAATTCTTTCTCTTTACTCCATGTTCTGTTCCATGCAATGCTTTTCACAGCACTGTTAATTGGTATATCTGCTATAAAAACCCTCGCAACATGTTGATTTACCATCCCAAAAAATCTACGAGGCTTTGTTATACGCAAAGCCTTTTTAACAGCTTCAATCGTTTCCAAAATAAGTCCTCCGTGTATAAACACATAGTATCCGACCTGTAATGTGAAAGTTGTGTACATAGACATATAGATGGCCATTTTCCCACCTGGATGAAAAAGAACCTTCATCTTATCCGTTCCTCCCCATCCAATGTGTTGGTTACCAATATATTTTCGATAATCTGGTGTTCTTTGAATTCTCATACGTGATTCATCTGGATCCTCAACTGCGATCTCATCTCCTTGATAATAAGTCCATAGTATCCGCGCCAAATCGTGATTCCCAAGGACCCAGTAGAATCCACCTCCTTGTGATTGTGCTACTTGGTTAAGATAAAACAAGTATTGTACAATATCAACTTCTTCTCTAGTGTTATCTGTAACGACAGATGCTCCACGTCCAGATCTATCCAACAGATCTCCGCATTGTACAACAATAGTATTTCCACCTATCCAGTTTCCTGTCAAATCAACAACACCTAGTAAATATAAACAACCAAGTAAAACTAAAAGATCTGCATGGATATCACCAATAGCGACAACCTTTTGCCCATTTTTAACAGGTATTGGGGTAAGAATACTTTTATGTTTTTTATTTCTTAACGCAATATTGAAAAAATTGTCAACATCCTTGAATTTACAAGGGCCCAAGACACCTAGACTTTCTCCTTTACGTCTGACTTTTATAAAATTATCAATAGCTGGAATCATTGCACATTTTGCACTGATTGCCTGGCAAGATCTAACGAAACTCATTTATTTACTTTTATTCAAGTAAAGAAATTCTTAACAAGAAATCCTTATTCAGATCTTTGTACTTTCCTAAAAAATAAGATTTTTTATAAGCTTATAAAAAATCTCACACACACAACTTTTTGTGTAAAGTCCAAAAGTAAATTTTTTAAGGTCGACTAGTATACATTTAAAAAACCAATTTGATAAAGATCGATGAGATTTGATCCGATTTGATGAATTATCATCAAATCTATTTTAAAGACTTGTTTAGAGTTTAAAAATGAAATGTCCTCACTGTGATAATATATTCAGTAGTATATCTAGTTTAAATAACCATATCAAAACAGCTAGATACTGTATTTCTAAAAGAACTGACAATAAAATACTCATATTTAAATGCAGTAAATGTCCTAAAACATTCACAAGTAAAAGATGGCTTAAATCACATGAAAACAAATGCGGTGAAACAATTGAAGAACTCCAGAACAGAAATCGTGAATTAATAACACAAAATGATTTATTAGAAGGAACAGTATATGAACTTAAACAAACCATAAAAGAGCTCCAAGACAAACTTGAAAACATTGCTATCAAAGCAGTATCTAGACCAACAACCCGAAATACCCAAATAAACAATTACATACAACAACTAAAACCGTTAACAGATGAGCATCTACTAGATAGTGTATCTAATCTAACAATAGATCATATCATAAAGGGCCCTGAAGGATATGCAGAATATGCGTTGGAATACCCGTTAAAAGATAGAGTATTATGTTCTGATTATTCTAGAAGAAAGGTAAAGTTTAAAAATAAAGACGGAAAAGTAATTACCGATCCGGAAATGACATCGTTAGCATCAAAGTTTTTTGAGTCTATAAAGGAAAAAAATAAAGAGTTGATATGCAAGTACGCAAACGAACTAAAGGAAAAACTTGGTGATGACAATGTAATGGATACCGTAGTAAAGCTATTCGATTATAAGGCAGCGGTAGAGAAAGGATCTGATGGAGGAGAAAAGACAGATTTTCATCACGATTTCGTGCGACAGATGTGTAGCCAGACAATAAAAGAGTAAAGATAAACAAAAAAACCCCGTAACAACCAAAAGGTTGAAACGGGGTTTTTTTGCTTTATATATTCTTACCTAGGAAAAAGTTTGTTTAAAAATGATGATCGTTGAAGCCTCTGTTTTTCTCGAAGCGTAAGAGGTTGTGGATTGTCCTGTTCGTCGTTGTCCTGTTCGTCGTTGTCCTGTTCGTCGTTGTCCTGTTCGTACTCTTCAAAATAATCTATTCTCTGCTGCAAAGAAGTCTCCTCCCAATCCTTGTAGAACTTGGGATCACGCCCTGTCACTGCACAGACAAGAGAGACGAGATCGGATACAGGAGGATCGGACACCTTCTTTCCTTCTTCCATCGAGGCCATCTTGATCCAAGCGTCCCGTTTGCAAGACAGGAAACTACCCTTGGCAATTGTCTGATCCATCTTATACTTTTTGCCCTGTCGCCGGACGTAGTCGCAGTTGGTGATGACAATAAACTTCAACCATGGTCCCGTGCGGGCACATAGGGCGTAGAACGTTGCCAGCTTGTTCCACGTGAGAGAAATCTTGGACGTCTTTCTCTTGTTTGAACGCCACTTGGCCTGTACCGCAAAGAATCCGTTTTGGTGTTTGATGATGATATCGATGCCCATATCAACACGGGACATATTCAGCTTCTCCAGAATCTCAACTGGAGTCTCTGCAAGAAGCCAACACTCCCCGTATCCTTTGGCACGAAGATACATCAGACAAAAGTGCTCCCAGATGAATCCGGACTCGTTCTTGGTACGCTTCTTCAGCTGAGTCATGTTGTTGCAGGACCTGTCGTAGAACGTCTGAAAGCAATCTGATATATTTTCAAAGATGTTCACGTTACTCTTTGAAAGAGCAGAGCGGATATACTTTTGGATCTCTGCCTCGATCTTGGGATCCCACTGACACTTGGGTGTCTTGTAGTCCCGTTTTTTTATGTCTTTAATAGACGTAATATTCTTTTTTGTCGAGGAGGAGGACATAATTATTATATTTCTATTTTTCCAAAGTTTTTTTCAATTTATATATATCTCGTACAAGGATCAGATTCTCTGGAACTTGTCATACTCATCATTTTACTTCGCTGTATATCACTGGGATGAGGAGGATTGTTCACATGTTGATAGACTTGTTTGAAAGATAAAGGTTTTCCGGAAGACAGTATTTGTTTATTTACTACCCATTCTGGAAATTGTATAGTATTACTACCAGACGGAAGCAATGCGGTACAACTACTTATATTACCACAATTTATGTATATACCATTTGATTTTAATTTATTATTAAATATACCACGCTGTGTAGTTGTTCTTGAACATTCATCAGACCCAAGCATATGTACTCCTTTATCTTTTAGAAATTGTATAACACTATCTACGCTACCGTCACCCCCTGGTTTAGTACCTCCACCTCCGGGATCGCTTCCACCTCCACCTCCACCTCCGGGGTCGCTTCCACCTCCACCTCCACCTCCGGGATCGCTTCCACCTCCACCTCCACCTCCGGGGTCGCTAGTTAATTCGAGTATAAATATAGTTACAAGAGTGGCAAAACCCACAAAAATTAGAGCATAAATATATCGTCTTTTCATTTTATAACTTGGTATTATAAAAATTAACGCAAAAAATCCCCGCAGACTCTTTCGAGTCTGTGGGGATTTGATGACCAGTCATCTGGGTTTTTCCTAAAGTATGTGTATATTCTTATTATTCGTCCCGTATGAGCACACTGCGGAATGTGAGGTTAATGCGAGGATCTTTCACGCGAAGGCGTTTCGGGAGTTCGTGTTTCCAGTTCTTCTGACAGTCCCCGCCCATGAGCAGAACACTACCAGGCTCGAGAAGAATCCTCACCTTTTCATTCGTCTCTTTATGGGTAAAGATAAAGTCCCGTGCCGCGCCCAGAGAAACAGAAACGATAAAAGCGTTGTCGTGCAAGTCACCTTCATCGTCGCTATGCGCACCGATGTTCTGATGTCCATTGCGGTAGCGGTTTCCAAGCACTGCGTTCAGTTCTGGATGTTCTGGTTCAATATCCTTCACAGCAACATCGAGTATCTTCTTCATTTCTGTTACCGTGACGGTCCAGTCCTCTGGTCTGCGGTCAATTCCTGAGTACTTATAGGGATGGCCGTTATCGGCCATGTAAAAGCTGTCCCGGGGCTGAGCCATCGTCTTGCCGTAAACCTTAACCATAAACTGTTGCCATTCGACAGAGTTGTCGATAAGGAAGTACCATATCTCGTGATCTGTGAAAAAGTTAGGGCAATACCAACAGTTTGCCCCTTCCATATTCAAACGTTCGAACTTTTGTTCTGACATGTTTACTAAATTTATATTCGGTTGTTTATAAATTTCAATTTTCATGGCTCTTTAGAGTCCGTCAATGCCTTCCAACGCCGTGGTAGCAATTTCATCGACAAGAGAGTCTGTCATTGTCTCAATCAGGGGAGGCATCTTCACAGGGCAATGCATGAACCCGCCATCGCATGTGACGTAACTAGAAGGTGCACCCCATCCGAGACCCTCCTGAAGTGCATATAACCAGTTGTGGTTTCCGCGCATCTTGGCAGACGTAATCTTGCCAATGCGCACATCCCCCGTGTCACGGGAAACAATCACAAGGTAGATATTGGCCTTGAGGGTCATCAACGTGTTTAACGCGACAAAGCTTCCGGCGTACGTACCGTTACCGCTTTTGGCGACCACCTTCTCCCATCGCGTCTTGATCTCGAAGAGAGTGATCACCCCGTTATTGTGACAGTTCATACAGACGGCATCACGAAAGGCATCCACGCTGCGATGGGAAACACCGTCACACCAGCCAATCTTGCCAATAATCTTGCATTCTGGGCATTTCAACCCGGAATTGAGGAACGCGATTGTGGGACCCTCTGCAAGCATACCGCGACCGCCCTTGATGAGGTCGATGACAGTCTCCTTGGCCGTCATGGGCTTGGCAGTGAATCGCTTTCCACTACGATTGAGTACTCGCTTCTGGAGAGGAATACCAGGATTAAGAGGAGCACCATTACGGACGCGCGCAGCCTTTGCCCAATGATCGGTGACTTCTGTCTGCTCGTAGGGAAGGTTAGAGTAATAATCCAGGGCGCGAGTACCCAGTTCCTGGAGTTTGGTAATGAACTCCTCCTTGGTGGGAGGGGTGGTGATGATGGTACCACCCTCGACACACTTGAACACGTCCATCTGGGCAGAACGCTCAAGATAAGAAGTTACTGACTTTATCCCAGCTGTGACGTAAGACTTACCCTTACCCTTACCGAAAACTTTGTCTCCAGCGATGTGCTCAAGGTTTTGCCTCATGGCGTAGAGTCCGTTCCTAAAGTTGGGTGTAGATTTCCAAGGGATCTGAGAAATTGGAATGTGAATCTCAGCTTTCTCCTCCCCCTTGGGGATATTCTTGTTGTTGATGGTATTAGAGATCATAGAGTGTTTGAAAATTAAAGTATTTGTCTTTAATTTTCATTTTTAAATTTAACGAAATAACTTTATCATTGTATTATATAAATGTCTTTGAAAGATAAAATAAAAGCTTGGACAAAATCTCCGTTCTTTTGGATTGTTGTAGCTATCGGATTTATCGGAATATCTATTTTGGTTATATCAATGATATCAGGCAAGGATAAATGTCCTCCGGGTACATCCAGGGGACAGTGTGGGGATAAGTGCGTGCCTGTATGCCCAAGCGGAAAATACGACTGTTCGACGAATAAATGCGTTTGTCCTGGTGGTGAAACAATATGCAATGGGGCATGTTGCCCAGACAAGAAATGTATTGACGGTTTATGTTGTTCTAAAAACAGACAGTGTCCTACAGGACCTGGAGGGGAAATGCAATGCTGTTCAGACACTCAGATATGCGATCCAACATCGAAGACATGTGTATCAACATGTGCGGTAAAAGGAAACGAATGCAAAAGCGGTGAATCTTGCTTGAGTGTTGGGCCAATTAACAAAACTCTCCAAGATAAATTTAATACAGATTTTCCTCGAAAAAAATATCCATCTGCTTTATGCGAGTCTAATATATGCAGTGTATGCGTACCAGAGTCTGCATGCAAATTCGATGCAGATCAGCCATCACCTGCTGCATTAAAAGAAGTCAATGGTGATTACTACCCGTGTACAAATATAATCAGAGGTACTGATGAAAATGGAGATGAGCCTGCTTACTGTTCTAGTGATATAGCTGCAAATGCACTTTCTTGTAATACAATAAATACTACGAAGGCTGAATGTATGAAGGCAAATAATTGTAAGTGGAGAAATATATTCGACAAGGCTGTTACACACGAAGTGATAAACACCGATATTGCAAATATAGGTTCCGAACCAAAAATTGTATATGAAGGGAACTGGTGTGGTACTAAAGGACAATTTCTTCATGTTGATAAAATGTCACAAAGTAACGGATCTACTTGCGATGTTACCGCATGCTGGAATGAGTTGAATAAACACACTAATGTTACCGATATTCATTGGGACGACGTGGGAAAAGTATGCACATCGGTAGCTTCTTGTGATACAGATACACCTGTAGGTTTCAGTAGTCCCTGTAGCAGTGACGCAGAACAACCATCGATCTGTAAAGATTACACATGTGCTACAACAGGTGAGATTACAAAACCTATTCCAGATAAATGTACCCCGTATACAACATGTAATGCAGTAGTCAATTCTGGGAAAACTGATATAGGCTGGTGTATAAACGAAACAGCACCAGGTATGTATGAACAATCATGCGCGTTGAGTGAGGACGCGTGTTCTAAACAAGGACCTGGGGCTATATTCGTAACTTCACCTTATATGTGCCCATATAGTACTAAACCTGGCTCACCTGGATGTGGTCCAGATAATTTTTTAAACCGGACGAGTGATGGAACATTTACGTGTACTTTACAGGATCCGGAGTCACATATACCAGAACAAGGATTGTGTGGTAGTTATACCTGGAACGTCGATTCCATAAAAACATTGGTTTTTAACAGAACAAGATGGCCGATTATTATGGGGGGTGTAACAGGTGATGGAGACTGTACTAGTGGTAAAACATGTGGTATTAGTGGGGCAACAATCCCGTCGTATTCTTGGGGAGAATACGACGCAGGAGCACGAAATATTTCAGCTATCACTCCAGCATGTACATATACTGCTAGTATACCGGAGTTGGGCACTGATAAGTATAGTATTTCTTTATCTGATGGTCATATTAAAGTTACCCCTCCAGCATCTACAAGTAATTTAGCAAAATCTGTCAAATGTACCTATAAAATGTGGTCATATAATTTTCCAGTTGATATCGTTTCGATTATTTTTTATCCTGCATGGGAAATGTCAGCGGCTGATGCAAAGATCACAAACTAAGTTATTTTATAACAATTTTATGTTATAAAATTCTAACGAAACGCAAGAAAACCCCACAAGTCCGTACCGCAAAGCGGAATCAAGACAAGTGGGGTTTTAATGTCCGGTAAACCGGAAGGCAAAAGGAACCATTAGCAGACCTTATGCGCTTGCGCGACTGACTCCGCTGCTACCTCAGAGTTTTCCCACCGGATCCAAGCCCACTGTATCTATAACCGAGCCATCGAAGAATCAAGCCACCGGAACCAAATTGTTTTTGTGTTTGAGGGAGCCACCCTCGGTGTAGTGTAATGTGTGTGCGTTATACTTACCTGTATTCACTTAATCTCTCTCCGACTCGTCTCCAGACTCTGTATTGGACTTCTTCTTGTTCGACTTCTTCTTGCTCGACTTCTTGGACTTCTTCACTGCAGGTGCAGGTGCAGGTGCCTCGTCGCCATACTCAGCGTCTGAAGAGACAGGCTCTGGGTCGACCCACTCAGCCTTCTCCTTCTCGAAACGCTTCTTGTCCTTCTTCGCCGCCTTGACAAATGGCTTGTTAAGCTTAGAGTCATCCTTGTACTCCTCACGCCAGAGACGACCGAGCTCCGAAGTCACCTCCTTTGCATCCATGTCGTCGTTGTCCTCCTTAACCTTTTCCCGCATCTCCTTGCAGAAGAAGATGTAGGCTGAACAAGCACGCTTGGGACCAGGCTTACGCTTCTTCTTGCTCCCCTCAGAATCAGAGGCATGTGAAGCAACCTCTGCGAGTCTCTCGACAGAGGGAGTGTAATCCTTCATCTCCTCGAGGTAGCGTGCCTTGTCGGCAGCGGCCTGCTCGATGTAGGGAGCCTTCATCTCGTCGGTCATGTCCTCGCGCCAGATGCGACCGATCTCGGCGGTGACCTCGGTGGCCTTCCAGTCATCGTGCATATCCTTAACCTGCTTTCGTGCGTCCTTGCAGAAAAAGATGTAGGAGGAGCACCCACGCTTGGGCTGCTCGGGATCCTTCTTGAGCTTCTTACTCTTGTGGACAATCTTGACGGGCATATTCTCCTTGATCAGCGTAGCGAGCTTTTCCTGTGCGGCCTCAGACTGAAGGGCCTCAATGGCCTTCGCAGAGTACTTGCCCTTAAGGACACCTGTAAGAATCTGTGAGAGTGTGGTATTCAAAGACTCCAAAAGAGAAGTCATATTCTTGTTCATGGTGTTGGAAGCCATATCTGATAGTAATATACTTCCGTTATTTTATTTTTTCAATTTTATTTTACCAATTATACGGACACAAGAACGTTTCTTAGAAACGCAAAAAAACCCCACAAGTCCGTACCGCAAAGCGGAATCAGGACTTGTGGGGTTTTAATGACCAGTCGTCTGCCTGGGTTTACCTAAGAATATGTGAGAATATACTTACCTTATTCCTTCATCACCGGAATGGTGTTGACACCCTTCAGAATCGTCGCGGTCAATCGGTGGCGTCCATTGAGTACCTGATATTTTCCTCCGATCTGCTCCTTTACGCTCACAGGAGGAAGACCAGTTTCCCATCCAGTCATAATTCGCTCAAGACGTTTTTGCTCTAGATGAAAAGTTTCCGCGGCGTAGAGACAGTTGAAGAGTTTAGGTGGGAAAGTACCACCGTTCTTCTCGACCATGTCCGCGATCTTCTCATCAAAGAGAAGACTGGTAAGAGGGGTTTCCGTATATTCTTTTGTGTCACACGTGTACGCCATATCTGCTATTTTTTGTAATTTTATTTTTATTTTTCAAAGTTTTTTATACACTTGACTGCCTCCGCTTGCTTGTGACGCTTCTCGTTGTTCTCGATCTTCTCATTGATCTCCGCCATCTTCACGGTAAGAATATCCATCTTCCGCTGTGCCTTGGCCGAGAGCTCTTTGTAACGTGTGTCCTTGTGGTAGTCATTCATGTCGAACGGGTCGTAGGACCTGGGTCGGTATGTGCGAGCCACAAGCAAGAACGTTTCTTCGAAACGCAAAAAAACCCCACAAACTCTTTCGAGCAAGTGGGGTTTTTTTGACCAGACCGTCTATCTGGGTTTACCTAAGGGGAAAGTGAGATGTGTCAGCGCCAGAACCGTTTGCTTTCTAAAGCCCAGTCGATCTCGATGTCCGGAAGTTCAATTGGTTTCTCGTAGTTGATGACCAGATCGACAAGGCCAATTTCATGGAGGAAAGGAAGAAGTTTGAAAGTGATACTGATTTCCTTGTTGGAAGTAAGTGTCGACATATACTTTGACTCATGTGTGGAAGCCATGATTACTATAATCTTATTCTGTTGTAATTTTTTTTCAATTTAATTACATTGCCATGAGAGGGTCAAACAACCGTAGAGACTCCTCTAACGGTATGAGAGGCTCTATGAAGAGGTTGATCAGAACCTCCCTGGGGATGATGTCAACAGGCCAGATGATATCATCAAGGATAGTCTTTGGGATGAGATCCTGAGGTGATGACGGACTGACAGGAGAAGGTGGTGGTGGGATCACCGGGTATCCAGTACTGTCACTCTTAATCGGTGTTTGCCTCACGAAGAGAACACTGACGGAAAGAGGGAACACTGGAAAAGTCTGGTCCATATTCTGAGACTTGGTTGGTGAAGCCATTTCTGATATATATTAACTCTTTATTTCTTTTTTCAAATTTTATTTTATTAGCCAAGGTGTCCACGCACCCAAACCTTCCACTGAAAGCGGATGAAATCTGCATGGGCCTGAAAGCTCTGCGCATTGAGAAAGTCTGTATATATCTGCTTCATGACAATGTGCGGGTAGTTCGTAACATAGAAGAGTGAAGACTCTTCTATGGTTTTTAGGCGGTAAGACTTCAGTTCGAGGTTGGTGTAACCAAGAACCATATTCGTATGGACGACGGGGGAAGCCATAGTTATAAAGTTTAGATTGTCTTAAACATTTTTTTCAATTATAAAACAAACGCAAAAAAACCCCACCAGTCCGTGAGGACTAGCAGGGTTTTAATGGCACCAGTTCAGGATCGGTGTATTCCCCGAGTCTTTCCTCGGTGTCATCCCACATATTTAAGCTCACGTGATTTGGGAAGAGCATAAGATTTAATTAAGAATGATTTAAATTTGATTTATTTGATATGAGCCCCGTTCTCGCTCATACCGGTGACGCCCGCCCTTAAATGTCCTTGCGGATTTGGCGCCTCCCTAAATTTGTTTTTATTATACTTACCTGTTGGCCCGTATGGCCTACTTACCTGATCGTCGGAATTCTCTAGCAGCCCTCTATTAGCACCTGCACGTTGTACTGCCCACGGTCGAAGGCAGCATTGATCGCCACCGCGGCGAGCTCCTTGGTCGGCACCCGGATGATCTGAGCAGTTGCAGTCTTGGAGTTTGACTTGCTGCGACTGCGAGAGCGCTTCACAGGAGACCGGCGGCGCTCTTGGAGTTTGCGGGAGCGGTACTCACCCTCAGACTCCGAAGAGCTGGAATCGTCCGAGCTGGACTCCGAAGAGCTGGAATCGTCCGAGCTGGAGTAGGAACGATGCCGACGAGAGGAGCGGGGCTCGACCTTGGGCTCGAGTTTGGTTTCTACCGTCGTCTCTACCGGCTTCTCGTCCCAGCGGCTCTTGGTGCGCCGGGAGCGGTTCACAGGAGCCGGAGGAGGCATGGAGCTGTACTTGCCCGGAGAGTGGGTGACAGTCTTTGCGGTCGAGACCTTAGAAGTAGAAGCTGAAGCAGCTCGAGGCTTTCGAGTGTTCTCGCTTGTCGGCGGCAGAGCCGGTCGGTCTACCTTGGAGCGCTTGTAGTACTCATCTGCACTCTCGCTGGAGTGACGGAAGCGACACTGCGTTCCCGAGATGATCTTGCGGGTCTTGCGGTCACGCTTGCCGTGGAGGAAGCGACAGTTCCCGTCGAACCCACAGACCGGCAACTGAAGCTCTTCGTCTGAGTGAGCAAATGTACAGACTTCCCGAGTACAGACCCCGAATGCGGGTTCCTTGCCCTCCGCGGGGTTGGTGTACGGCCCAGTCACAATGCGACAGGCCTTGGTGCACGTGAGGGAAGCAGCCACCTTCTTCTTGTCAGCCATCGCAGCGAAAGAAGCCGATCGCGGGTCGACATACTCAGCCTCCTTCGTCTTCTCCTTCGTTGCCGCGAATGTCGCCTTGTTCTGAGCAGAGATCGCCTTCTCCTGTGCCTTCGTCAGCTCAGTGCCCAGAGCTGGAAACTCCTCGAGCTTGAGAACCAGAGGACTTGCCTCGGGAGTGGCCTTGGGCTTGGACTTTGGCGTGTAGAGCGTCTTGGACTTTGGCGTGTAGAGCGTCTTGGACTTGGGAGTGGTCTCGCGCTTTCGCTTGACCGTCTCCCATTCGTCGTTGGAAGCACTGTTCGTCTCATCTGGAGTCGTCTTGGAACCGGAACCTGTAATTGGGTCAATGGCAACCTGAACTACTTCTGTTTCGTCCATCCCGAAGGCGGTGAAAATATTCTTGTTCATGGTGTTGGAAGCCATATCTGCTTATTATTCCTTCATTTATTTTAAATTTTCATTTTTATTTTAAACATGAAAATTCACCGTTGTAAATGTGTATACCTAACGTGAAAATTTGACGTAAAAAAACCCCTGTAGACTCCGAAGAGTCTACAGGGGTTTTTTTCGGTACCTGTCCCAGAGTTAGCTGGGTCTAATATTCATTACTTACTTGCTTACTTGCTTACTCGTCGTCAATACTCTCGTCCACCCACTCCCACTCTTCCCCTTCTTTTCCCCACTCAAAGTTCGGATCGTCTTGATCGGTGATGCCGTTACCTTCGGACTCACTCTCGCTCTCATCCCCTTCATCCTCGTCTCCTTCATCTTCGCTTTCACTTTCCGAGCCACTTGCTGACTCGTCTCCCTTGTAATCAGAGTCCGACTCTTCCTGTTTGAGCTCTTCTTCATCTGCCGTGGTAGCACCCGAACTCTTGTACTCCCTGTCGTACATGTCCACTTTCTTGTACTTGGTATTTTTGTTGTTCGTGCATGGAACCCAGTTGGCGTCTCTGTACCTCTTGGGCTGGTCGCGAGAGCGCATATTCTTGTTCTCAGAGGATGCAGAGGACATAGCTGATCAATATAGGTTTTCTTTTTTAATTTTTTCAATTTATAAACGAACGCAAAAAAACCCCACGAACTCTTTCGAGTAAGTGGGGTTTTTTTGACCAGCCGTCATTGCTGGGTTTTCCTATACACAAACATTTGTTAGTATCTTAGTTTTTTTATACTTACCTGTTGGCCAGTTTCCGCGCCATCGTCATCTAGTAGTCGAATTCGTCATCGCTCTCCACAAACTCCTGTTCCACAACCGCAGCCGCTCTCATCGCCCGTCGCTCCTGTTGTTCCCGCTCCCAACCACTGATGCGCTTCTTGGGCTTGCCCGCGGTCTTGGTATTGGCCCAGAACTTGAAGTCCGGAGTGATGCAGGGGTAGACGTTTCCGTAGCGGATGCCGATCTTCTTCAGAGACTTGTTCGTGTACTCGCCCAGCTTGGTCATGGCCACGATGTGGTTGGGGATATTCTCAGGACGCCCATCCGTGATGTTGCCGAAGAGATCAGACATTGTCTGGGTGAACATCGAAAGCACCATGTTGAACTCGCCGTCCTTCTCCTGTTTCTTCATCTTGGTCTTCAGCTTGGCGATCCACTGCTTCTCCGTGATACGACCCATGAGGTAGTCCAGGCGCAGAGCCGAGTTGTCCACTTCCCCGATCATGTTGGGGTAGCGCGGGAGTTCGATCATGTTGATGTGGTTGATCAGCATATGTGCGTTGGTAGCGAACTCGAACTGAACACCACCAGCGGTCAGCTTGTTGTTGACCTCCCATATGGTCGGAGGACCACCACATCGCAGGTTGTCTCCGCGGACACGAGGCGCATGACCACCGTTCATCGCCCGCTGTGCCTCGTAGAAGTGCGGGTTGTGGATCACACCGCGCTCGATCGTTCCACGCGTCCACGAAAAGGCCGTGTGGCACTGAGTGCAGTACATCTGATCACAGCCCTGAATCTTGTAGATCGGAGTAGCGCATGCGGGGCACGGCTTGGTGTCGTTGGCCAACAGCTTGACAGTGGCAACCAGATCCGGGTCACACTTGTGCTCTTCGTCCTTCGGCTTGGGAAGGTGACAGTCCTTGCACGCCCGGCCACCACAAGTGCCACACTTGAGATGGCTGGAGAGAAAGCCGCGACAATCTTCAATCGGGCAGGCGCGAGTGAAGGTTCGCTCCTTCTTCTCCTTGACCTTGCCGTCGGGCAGGCGAAGTCGGCGAATCTTTTCGTCGTTGTTCTTGATCAGCTCCCGGTACATGGCATTCTCGTCCATGATGTCCGAGATCTTCTTCTTGTTCTTCTCCCGGCGCTTCTCAGCCGCGACCAGGTTCTGAGTTCCTGGTAGGAGACTCTTCTCCCGCTCGTGCAGAAGAGTAGCCCGGCGGTCGCGGTAGCGCTTGTTGTGGAAACTCGGCTGAGTTTGGGACGCCAGAAACTCGTAGCTCCACACCTTCTTGCAGCTGTTGCTCATGCATCTCGGCCTGTCATCGTCAATGCCCATCAAAAACCTGTCAACACAACTTCCACATGCTTCAAATTTACAGAAGGGACACTCCACCATCTTACGCTGAGAAACTTCATCAGCGCAGATCATGCAGTCCACCTTCGCCGACTTCGAGGAAGTCGACATATTCTTTGACTCGTGTGTGGAAGTCATATCTGATTATCTTTTATGTTATCGATTTTATTTTTCAAATTTTTTTTCAAAGTCTGCCGGGCCGATTGGCCGTCTGAACGTAACGCAAAAAAACCCCACAAGTCCGTACCGCAAAGCGGAATCAAGACAAGTGGGGTTTTTTGACCAACCTTCTGTTGGGTTTAATCGTCATCTCCTGTCCCGCCACGACGGGTTGGGCCTATACACACATACTACTTACTACTTACTACTTACTACTTACTTACTACTTACTTACTACTTACCATAAAGCCGTCAGACGGAGGACTTCCGAGTTCATCCTCTCCATCCAGGCGCTGGTGAAACCAGCACTTTCCTCAATCTCGTCACAAATGCAGTGACCGTTCACACCATAGTCCCGTTCACCCTTGAGCTGGGTATGAGAGCGTTTGGTCCGCTTGCAGGCGCGGGCTTCCTTGGCCCTCTTCTTGTCCCGATAGTCAAGATTGAGCTTGCGCTTGCAGGTCTTGAGAGTACATCCCTTACCGATCTTCTTTGTCTTGCGCTTGCGCAGAGAGCATTCTTCCTCATCGTACTCGTCACCTCTGTCGTCCTCCTTCACCTGTTCTGCGGGTTGATCGAACTGAGATGCCCAAGCTTCGTCGAGTTCGTATTGTACATGTGCAATGTCCTCGTCGAGTTTGAGCAGACGCCCAAGGAGTGCGCGACGCACGGACATGGCACCGCGGAGGTGCCATGTCATATTCTTGATTTGGTCTAGAGAGGCCATATGTGATAATTTTACATATGGTTGTATGTAAATTTCAATTTATCAGTTGACTGGCCGAACCAAACGCAAAAAAACCCCACAAGTCCGTGAGGACAAGCGGGGTTTTAATGGGGCGAGCCTATATAGGTAGGGTAAATGTTGGTCCAACCACTAAGTGGTGATCACTATAGAAAGCAGTACGTACGGAATGACCGCTAGGTCAACTTTCTGAGTCATGCATGACTCTCCGCGTAAAGCCTAAGTGATACTTCTACCAGCTCTCCGAGGCAACTTACACATCCCACCGGAACCATGCGAATCTCGTTAATTTCTCTTGGGTCTCAGGATTTTCACCAGGCGAATCTCGTTAACTTTCTCCCTTGTCGTTCCACATTTTCAATTTTTTCCGTCTCGGCCACCATTTTTCGGTGCCCCCGTGTCAGCCGAAGCCGATTGGGTAGCTTCCAGTTACACCCATGTACTCTTTGTTTAACCCAGCTCGCGTTTCAATCCCACCGGAACCATTAGCAGACCTTATACTCCGCTGCTACCTCAGAGTTTCCCACCGGAACCAAGTTGTTTGTGTTTGTTTTCGAGGGAGCCACCCTCGGTGTATATGTGCGTGTATGTGCGTGTATGTGCGTGCGTATGCGTGTATACTTACCTGCTTACTGGGAGTAAGCAGCCTTCTCCTCGTCGTCCATGCTTTCCCAGATGCGCTCCATCTCCTTGGTCACCTTCGACATCGACCAGTCAGCGTTCTCCTCGCGCATGGCCTGGCGAGTCTGCTGACAGAAGACGGTGTAGCCGGAGGGAGCGTCCTTCTTCGACTTCTTCTTGGAAGACTTCTTCACAGGCTCGGCTGCGACCTTCTCCTCCTCCTCGGCCTTCTTGGAAGACTTCTTCGACTTCTTCGTGGAGGACTTCTTCATGGGCTCGGGAGCGAATGACTCGTCGTCAGCCGGCTCCGGGTCCACCCACTCAGCCTTCTCTTGCTCGAAGCGCTCCTTGTCCTCCTTGGCCATCTTGTTGAACTTCTTGCTGAGGGCCTTGTCCTCCTTGTACTCCTCGCGCCAGAGGCGACCGAGCTCAGCAGTCACTTCCTTTGCGTCCATGTCGTCGTTGTCCTCCTTGACCTTGCTGCGCATCTCGGTGCAGAAGAAGATGTAGGCAGATCGGGCGCGTTTGGGACCGGGCTTGCGCTTGGACTTCTTGCGCTTGGTCTTG